ATGATGAGTTACAAGAAATACTATGATAATCGGGATGTGATTTCCCTGTTTTCCGGTGCAATGGGGCTCGATATTGGATTGCAGGAGGCCGGTCTTAATGTGGCCATAGGCCAGGATTTTGAACCTGCCTGCGTAAAAACCATGAAGGCCAATGGGCATAACGTGCTCGGTGGCGATATTCGGGAAATCAAGCCGGAGACGCTTTTGGAAATGACTGGCTTGAAGGTCGGGGAACCATTTATGATATGCGGCGGCCCGCCCTGCCAGCCTTTCTCTACGGCAGGAAAAAGACTGGGTATCAATGACCCTCGTGGCAGCTTATTCATGGACTTTATCCGCATGATTGACTACATAAAGCCACGCTTCTTTATTATGGAGAATGTAAAGGGCATTGTTTCGGCCCCTTTGAAACATGTACCTGCGGATGAACGTGATGGCAATGATCCGGAACAGCAGCTGGGAACAGTGCTGGATGTCATTCTTTCCGAATTCAACAAGCTGGGCTATAAAACCGTATATGGCATACTGGATGCCGTGAATTATGGTGTCCCCCAATTTCGGGAGCGGTTCATCCTGATTGGCAGCAGAGATAACGAAGACGTATTCCTGCCGGTTCCTACTCACTTCCAAATGCACCAAGACCCAAATTATCGTTGGAAAACTGTCGGCGAGGCTATAAAGGATTTGGAAGATGAAGATGGCGAATGTGGAAAACTGACGCCGGAACGCAAGAAGTATCTGCGCATGGTTCCCGAGGGCGGTAACTGGAAGGATTTACCTAAGGATATTATTCCGGTGGCTATGGGCGGTGCCTATGAATCCGGTGGCGGAAAAGTGGGTTTCTATCGCAGATTGAGCTACGCCCAGCCGTCGCCGACCATAACCACAGCCCCAGCCCAAAAGGCTACCATGTTATGCCATCCAGTAAAAGACAGGCCGTTAAGCGTCCATGAATATGCGAGACTCCAGCAGTTCCCCGAGGGATGGATTTTCACAGGCACGACTGCGGCCAAGTACAAGCAGATAGGAAATGCCGTCCCCGTGGGACTGGCCAAGGCTATTGGTGAAGCCGTCATTGCCGTGGCGGACAAAAATGCTGTTGTGGAAACGAAGCGTTTCCGAGGGACAAGTATCCATAACAGAATTCGCAATGCCCTTGAGCTGGGCACCTATTCCGGAAAAATTGCAGCAGCTATGCTATAACGGGAGTGAAAGATATGGCGATTGGAAAAGAATATCATGAGGATGAAGTCGTAAAAGCTATTGCAAAGGCTATGGAAGACTTTTATGGCACCCTGATTGAAAAGATAGACGGACTGGATATTGTGAAAATCATGAAGCGGAAGAATCCATACCTCTATCGGGCCAAGGCGATGGAAAACGCATCGGAAATCGTGGAAAATGTACTTAGTGCCTTTGTTACATCCAGCGAAGAAACTATCTTCGGCAACTGCTTCTTTGAGCCGCTGGCCATTGCTGCCAGTGGCGGGAACAAGGCTTTGGCCGAGGGGATTGATATAATGGTTCAGGATAACGCCACCAATACGATTTATGCCGTGGCAGTAAAGAGCGGTCCAGCTGTTTTCAACGCAGACAGCAAGAAACGCCAAGAGCAGAATTTTACGGCAGCATCTAAACTGGCTCAGCAGGCAAAGGCCAGGTATGAGGCAATTATCGGCTATGGCTATGGCAAAAAGAAAGTAACGGGTCGTGGAAAGCCGAAAATGTACAGGGAAATTGCAGGCAAGCAGTTTTGGGCTGAACTTACCGGCGAGGAAGACTTCTATCTGAAAATCATCCAGTTCATGGGGGATTTGCCGGAACAGTATGTGGCCTCCTACAAGGAAAGTTACAACAAAGCATTCAATCGGCTGGTCAGAGAGTTTTCCATCAAGTTCTGCAAGGAAGACGGCAGTATTGACTGGGAGAGTTTGGTTGAGTTCAATTCTGGCGATTAACAATAGTTGATTTTCCATAAGAAGGTAGGCGAAAGGCGTGCAGTATGCAGTTGATCGTTATGCAGTAGGAAAAGAAAAGGAAGTTACTGCGGTAGAATTTGAGGATAAAAATATACCGGAGCGCCGAAATCGCTTCTTTTGCCCGGAATGTGGCGAACGGGTTTTCTATAGAAATAGAGGGGGAAATCATCCAAGTCAGTTTTATCATCAAGAAAAGACAGCACAAGCACCAGAATGTGATAAAAGAGTGGATGGCAGGTCGGGGTTAACTCTGAGCCAGAGAGTTGGCCTGCCTGTCTTTTTGACTAGTAGTGTATCCGGTCAGTTTCAGTTGAACATTGGCTTTCCTGCTTTAGGTGCTGAGATGTTGGGGAGAGCCTCAAAGCTAGGATACAAAGTAAAAATCTCTGGAGGTAATTGCTTTAGAACGGTAGGTTTGAATCCGACAAATTTTATTGAAGATGAAATGACTTTAATACCTGTAGATTTCACTCCACCATCTAGTAAAAATTTTGAAATTTTTGCTTATGGAGAAGGAAATATAGTGGGGCTTCAACGGAAGTGGTCTGACTATGCTGACGGATTCGGAAGGGGAGGAGCTATCTTTTCCTATAGCGAAATGGGAGGAAAAAAGATACGTTGTGGAGATAGTATTTCCACAAATAGAGATTATTATGCTGTAGTAAGAAGTAAGTTGCACTCATATTCAGCAATTAAACAAGAACTTGTTGGGGATTTAGCAATAGGAAATACTTTATATAAAGTATATAGATTTAACATAAAAGTATCTGCAGATGATATAAAATATTTCTCGATAATAAATGATTATCTTAAAGAAACATTTGGTGTTTGGCTTTTAGAATGTTTGCCTGAAATAATTCCAATATGGCCACCAGTTATTCAAAGAGATGTCATGATTCCGATAGAGACGAAATCGGCACTATGTTGTGTTGTATCAAGTGGGAACTCAGACCCCAAGGTGTATACTTATTCCAATACAGGGGTAAAAAATAAAGAGATAGAAATATTACCTGTCGGTATCAAGATGATAAATGTACTAGTAGGGAGAGAACCAATAGCGCTATCTGTTGATAGAAAATATGTAGGTAGAGAAGTGATATTTGAAGCGAGAGAAGTTCATAGTAGTACATATCATCATAGTATAAAAATTACGAATAATCAAGGAGTTAGTTTTTTCTGGAAGGATATATATCCTTCATTACTTAGAGAAGGTTTTTTTATTGAAACGAATGCTAAATTTGATTTTTATATAAAGGAAAATAATAGAATTTATAGGCATATGCCAATTAGGGATTGTATCACAATGATTCCATCAAATGATAGCTATACAGAATTGCTCTGTGTAGTAGAAAATACAGTTTTTGAATATTATATACCTAAGAAAGAAATATGTTCTTATGACTATGATGATTTCTATTATAAACTTATGAAATCGATGAATAAGGGATTGATGGTTCCGATACCTCACTGGATTAATTCATTATTGAGGATGTTTAAGCGAAATCACGAAACTAGGATTTATGAATTAATGTTAAACGCAATGAGAAACGGAAAAATTCACTTGGAAATGTTGAGACAACTTCGATTGATTGATTTAGAGATAAAAAAAGAAATATATGGGAAATACAAATAGGGAAGGATATATAGTTATGAAAAATCTTGGTGATTTGTCGCAAAAGGAACTAGAATATATCTGTGAGCGAATACCTCTTGATGTAATAAGAAATTATTTTCAGAAAAATCCGAAAGAGTTTGGTAAAATAAAATCTGGGTTTAGACCAGAAACGTTATCGGATAGAGATACCCTGGATACGTTTGTAAAAAATGCCAATAAGCCGTTTGTCACAGCGTTTATAGAATCTACTGTTACTAGATGGTTAGAACAAATTCAAGATAATATTAATGAACTTGAAAATGCTGGATATTCTGCTGGAGAGGCATTACTCAAGACAATACCTAATTGCTTTTTTGCAGACTGTCCTAGCTTATACTTTAAATTAGTAAATCGGGATGTTAATAATGATTATATACAACTATTAAAAGATGCTCTTTCGTTTGCTGAAAAAATATCAAAAAATAAAAGTGCTTCTGAGGAAAAAAACATAAGTACATCAATTTTGCTTAATGAGGCAAATGTAAAAATTGATGAATTAAATGCTGAAATAGAAAGATACAAAGAACATGAAAAAATATTAAATAATAATATAAAAGAGCTAAAATTGCATACTAAAACATGTAATGATGAAGTTGAGAATATAAATTCGAAGCTTAAAAAAGCAGAAGAAAATTTATATAATATGCAATCCGAGCTTGAACATTATAAGCGCCTTTGTGAATATGTGGATGATGAATTTAGACAGGATGAATTTCGGCAATTCCAATACGTGTCAATTGGACAAATTAGTCACGATTATAATGGCCAAATTTGGATTAATAGATTGGCAGATATAAGTGATGGTGAAATACAGTTATTTATACCTGATGATAATGCACCACATTATTTTGAGAACAGAGATAGATTGTATTGGAAAAATGGACCAGCAACAGATGGGGAAATTGCAATTTGGAGTTGGAGAGCAGATCCTCGTGATGTTGATCCATCTAAGGATTATATTAAAAGTGAATATAATCGGAATACGAAATTTACTGAGGTTATTGAATTTCCTCAATGTAAGAATCTGACTGATATTGCAAAGTATATAACTCAATGGTTCGAAAAAACATTTATCAGTGACAAAGTTTTGTTCGTTTGTACTACGTCTAGTGGCATAAAAGAGGGATTACTGTGTTCTCCGGGAAATTTAGAATGTTCAGGGACGAAGGTGAGACTGGATAAATCTGTTTTTATGTTGCCACATTATACTGTGCGATTTACTGATACAATAAAGTTAGCAGGTATCCGTGTTTTCCGTAAGATGAATTTAGGAATTCCCCAGTCCGTTTACCGAGTACGTACACCGTTTGATGCTATAAAAGAAATGCTCCTTTCCAGAGCATCGATAACGCATCTTCGGGAGAATGGATGGTCAAAAAAAGAAGCTCAAAGGTGTAGGAATTATCTGGAAAATATTCCTAAGCAAACAATTGTGCAAGAATTGGCAGAAACATTTGCATGTAAAGAACAAGAAGCAAAAGAATATGTTGATTCATTCTTTAATAGTGTTGATTCCTATTTAACATCATCTGATTTTGATACGCAGATTTTAGCTGTAGCTTTAGAACGAAACACGGATTTGATTATGCGTTGTAAAGAACAGTTAACTGACGAATGGAGAAAAGAAAATTCAACAATGTTTGAATTGGCACAAGAGAAATTAAAGGAAGCTGAAAAAGCAACTGTTAAAGAGCGGAAAGATGCAGAAGTGCTTATAAAACAAAAATCTGAACTCGCTGAAGAAATAAATGGAATTAATAATAAAATAGAAGAGAAAAAGAGACTGGCATTAGAAGTAGAAAGTAAGATTGCCATACGCATTGAAGAGGCTAAAAAGAATGCTGCAGAATTTATCAGTCAAATGGCATTCGTTTCGCCTGTACGAGAACAAAGCTCGAGTGAGAAAAGTAATGGAAAGAAAATTAATGTTTACAAAAGTTTAATGCCATGTGTTAACGGTGGAAATATAGATGACATAGATACCTTTGAAGAAGAATTGATAGCAAATTTCAATATAATAGGGTATCGAGAAGAAGTTTCGATAGAGATGGCACAAACTATTTCTTTTGGAATTGGCAATCATATTCCTATAGTTATTGGTGATAATTCTACATCTATAGGTCAATGTGTTGCTGCCACTATTAAGGGCGGGGAATTATCTGAAATCTTTATAAGTAGTCCAGAAATTAATGTTGATAGCTTGACTGAAACTATAAGAAATGAAATACAAGAACATGAAAATCGAGTAATTCTTATTCATGGTGTTTTTGATAGTTATAGTATCGGCGTTTATAATGTTTTAGTTAACCGACTTAAATGCATGGAAGAAGAGCTCGTGGTATTTCTCTCTATTGAAGGGATATCTTTAAATATGATTCCTTCCAATGTTTGGTCAACTTCTTTTTATATTAATGGCGATGAAGGTCTAGATATGATGGCTTGCGAAACTGTTAATTCATTTGATATCTCAATGAGTTTTAAACGTAAAAATAATGATAAGGAATTTAAGGTAAAGAAGAAGGAATTAACTCCATTTGCATCGATAATTGGTAATAGGCAGGCAAATTTATATGCATTATACTTATCTTATTACAATCTTGATTTGAATGAAAGCTATACAATTTTGAAACAAATGATTGCTGTCGCACTTTCCTTAGGAAAGGAAGAAATGTTAAATTCTTGTTTTATCGAAAATGGAATTTCGTATGGTGAAAAGTTAATCGAGAAATTTCTTTGAGGTGAATTGATTGGCTGAAAAAGAAGTAGATAAGATGGCAATGGACTTGGGAATAATTCCATTTCAAGATGAATCTTCTCTTGAATATAGAAGTAGAGTTGTTTATTCTGCAATGTCTTGTTGGATAAAAGCAATAGCAATGGATCGACCAGTCGGTAATAGGGACTCAAATTTTATAGGTGTAAGTAGAAGACATATATATGAAAGAAGTCGAGTAATTTTAGAGAATATATGTAAAATATATCCTGAGTTGTCCTTTTGGTTTAATTTATCAGAAACAGAACACCATCCTGTAAATTTAATTCGAACAAGACTGTTGAAACATGGTGACCTTCGTAATGAAGGATTCAATACAAATATAGCATTGTCACATTCATATTCAAAGCAACTATCAACAGGGGTGGAAACTTTATACGGAGAATTGTTAGGAGATGATATAGAGTACGTTGGCGTCGCTACCATTAGAAGAAACGCTATAGTTAATCCGGCAGAAAAATTAATAAGAATTCAGGACTGGCTAAATGAATTTTTAAAAGAATTATGGTGGTCGAAAGAGTTCCCTAATACAAACGGATGGCAGTTTTTTAATCCAGCGACTTATGTAAAAAATAACAGTTCTGCATGGCAGGAATCATTGCCACAAGATGTATGTGGAATAATACTTGGTCGGAGTTGTATAAATAAATCAGAGTATGAGTATTATTTGTTAAAACCTAAGATGAAATTGTTGCATAGGATAGATCCATTTCTTAAAAATCAAGGTTATCATAAAAGGATTATGTATGCGCTGAGAGATAGTGTAAATAATTCCTCTGAAGCAACCATAAAAGTGTATGATTCACATGTATATTTGAGACTTAATGCACATCTTCCGGAAAAAGAGAACTCTCTACTGGAAAGATACGCTTGGCCATTGCGTCATGTAAATGACATATCGGCTTGGATTATGACTCCATTCATCTGGGATTTTGTAAAGCCTTTTATTGAGAGTTTAGGTATACGAATTAAGGAGGGCAAAAATGGATAAGTATGGTGTCAAAAGTACTCATGAGGCAATTAAGAAAAAACTGGTAGATTATATCAGCACTGTTTATCTAGGAAAGAATGATGCACTCCGTTCTGCGTGTATGAGTGAGTTAGAGAAAACAGGGGTGCTATTTCAAGAACCTTATATTGAGGCCAATCATGCATATGTGCAGATGCACAATGGTATAGATTCGGCTAATATTCCAGATGATGTGAAAAGAATTCTAAAGGGGATGGTGGAGCGAAAACTTGGTGTTTTCGCAAATCCATATCTACATCAGGTAGAATCTTTGGAGAACTATTATAAGGGCAATGATTTATTTGTTTCAACCGGTACTGGCTCTGGTAAAACTGAGTGTTTCATGTGGCCAATGGCAACAAAATTGGTTATTGAGCAGATGCATTCGCCTGATACATGGAAAAAGCGTGGTATAAGGACAATAATGTTGTATCCTATGAATGCATTGGTCTCTGATCAGATGGGGCGTTTGAGGAAGATGATTGGAAATGGAGAAAATGGTTTTCATGATCTTATTCAAGAATTAGCCCCTGGGTCGAGAATTCCACAATTTGGTATGTATACAGGACGTACACCTTATCCCGGTATAAGAGATAAGAAAGAGGATATTAAATACGCAGACACAATAAGGAGGGATATCCTCGCACAATCAGATGAGGTGAAAAATAAACTTCATGAATTGGGGAAATATCCTTCAAAATACAGTTTGGAAGATTTTGCAAATCGTCTTGAGTCAGAGTCTAGTGTTATTACAGATTCACGGGATGCAGAATTGGTTACACGGCAAGAAATGCAGAATTTATGTCCGGATATATTGATAACTAACTATTCTATGCTTGAATATATGCTCATGCGTCCTATTGAAAAAACAATATGGGAGTCAACTCGTGAGTGGTTGGATAGTTCAGAAAAGAATAAGTTACTCTTTGTTATCGATGAAGCACATATGTATCGTGGCTCTGCTGGCGGTGAAGTTGCTTTGCTTATTCGCAGAGTGTTGCATAAACTGGGTATAGGACGTGACAGAATACAGTTTATACTGACAAGTGCTAGTGTCCCATCTGGCGCGGAAGAAAGCATTTATGAATTCGCATGTGAGCTGAGTGCACAGGATGTGAAGGATAATTCTTTTGTAATTATTAGAGGGAAGGACACTCCTATTGACCTGACTGGAAAAGAGATAAATCCAGAAGAATTAAGTGATTATAATATTGATGCTTTGCAGTCAGAATGGGATAGAAAAGGTCTTGCAATAAAAGATTTTGCTCAACGGCTACGTCTGGAAGAAAATTGTGATTTTAATGATAGTAAGGACGTAGAAATTTGGCTCTACAAACAATTATCTGACATAAATCCTATGAGAAGAATTATGAAGGAGACGAGAGGGAATGCTACAAGCTTTGAGCAGCTTGCTAAAAAAGCTTTTCCGGATGTAGAGGTTGATGTTGCTCAGAAAGCTACCAGTACGTTGCTGGCTATTGCTCCGTTGGCAAAAAATAAAGACAATCAGGTTTTATATCCGGCAAGATTACATATGATGTTTCGTGGTTTGCAAGGTATATATGCTTGTTCAAATCCTGCCTGCAAATGTAAAAATCATGATGGTAGTATGGGGCTAGGAAGAATATATCTAAAAAGGCCAGGAATACGCTGCAGTTGTGGCAGTATGATATATGAATTATTCAATGAACGTTCTTGTGGTGCTTTATTTTTGCATGGGTATGTGGATCCATCTGAGGGCAATAATCCTTTTGTATGGAGTGAGATGGGGGCACAGTTATCTGATAACCTAAAAGAAGTGTTTTTTTATATAATACCAAATGATGGTAGTTTTAAACGTAAAAAGGATATAAAGATTGGATGGCTTAATACAGTTGCAGGGAGATTGGATACTTGTAATGACCATGCAAATGAGGAGGGATTCATTCAAGTAGCTTTTAGTGTTAATGAAACAGAAGAGCGTTCTAACCAATGGACATTTAAAACTTGCCCAAAATGTGAAAAACGAAATTTTGTTGCAACTGATTTTGTTACTAAAGGAAATGAACCTTTTTTTAATATTGTATCTGAGCAATTTTATGTACAACCATCTGTTCCGAAGTATTCAAATTTGATAAATCAAGGCAGGAAAGTATTGTTGTTCTCTGATAGTAGACAAAGAGCGGCTGTGTTAGCACGTGATTTGACAAAAGCAGCAGATGAGGATGCAATGAAGAAAGCACTTACTGTTGCTGCTAAGGAGTTGCAGGAATGGGCATCGTCACATGGTGAGCAGCCAACTATGAGCTTGTTATATGTTTTTTTCCTAAAAGTTGCATATTTGAATAAGCTTCGTTTCTTTTATGGTAATAACGAAAAAGATCTGTTAGAAGACCTTGAAACAATGGCACAGCGATATGAGAAGAAAGGTGATAAACTACGATATACTACTATTGCAAAAAAATATTTTTACCATAAGCCAGAACAATATAGCGAACATCTTTTGCGTCAATTGTGTAGCAATTTTCGCTCTTTGACAGATGCTGGATTGTGTTGGATAGAGCCGTGCGATATTGATGAAGATGATTTTGAAGAAATAGAAGAAACTCTTGAAGATGTCGATATGTCCCTTAGCGAGTTTAAAATACTGTTCGCAGCGTGGGCTATGGAAATAATGACTTCAGAATATGCAATCGGTTCAGATATTCCAGATTCAATAAGACGAAATATTACAGCATACAGACAGCGAATGGGGGTAGAGGATATATCAAAGCTTCCTCCACGTATTAGAGATTTTCTATCTGAGCATGGGCTTTCGACAGAACAAATTACAGTCGTTACAAAATTGTTGTCAAATTTCCTTGCCAAGGGTACAGATACATCTACATCGAATTACTATTTAAATATGGAAACGGTCGTACTTCGTTATGGTGTGGAGCACGAATGGTATAAGTGTCCTCGGTGTAGTGGTATATTCCCGTATACTATATGGGGCAAGTGTGCTCATTGTGGAAAAGGTGAACCGCATCTAATGATAGGGGATGATTTTAAAGGAATTGATTTTTGGAGAGGGCCTGTTTTAAGAGCTATAGATGGTGACCCTCAGGCACTTATGACAAGAATTAATACGGAAGAGCATACAGCACAATTGTCACATAAAGATCAAAGAGACAATACTTGGTCAACAACTGAAGATTTTGAAATGCGATTTCAAAATGTTCATGTGAATAATGATCGCCCAGTAGATATTCTAAGTTGTACAACGACTATGGAAGTTGGCATTGATATTGGTTCTTTGACTGCGGTGGGACTGAGGAATATCCCTCCTATGAGAGAGAATTATCAACAAAGAGCAGGTCGTGCAGGTCGTAAAAGTGCGGCTATATCAACTATTGTAACTTTTGCAGATAATCGTCCGCATGACAGTTACTATTTTCACAGTCCCGAGAGAATTATTTCTGGTGAACCAAGAACTCCATGGATTGATGTTAATAATCTAAAATTAGTATTTAGACATTTTAATGTTATTCTTGTTACAGAGTTTTTTGATAGCATTGGATTGGGAGCAGATCGTGAAGAAATAGAAAGTTTTTTTGCGAATTGGTATGGACAGTTTAAAACATTTGTACAAGATAAAAGGCATGAAGACTTTAACATTAAGGCTCTAGTTCCTAGTGGGATATCTTTTGACTTTGGAGCGTACAAGAAAGAATTTATTTCAGAAATGGACGAATTGAAGGAGAAAGTAAAGAGTTTCCCAGAAAACTATAAGGAGGATGATAATTCGTATAAAAAGGTATTAGATACTTTGCTTGAAGTGGGGATTTTTCCCACATACTCTTTCCCAAAAGATGTTGTTGGATTTTATGTAGAGGATCAGTATGGAAAGAGAATTGTTCAAAAACCAGAACGTTCTTTGGATATGGCAATAAGTGAATATGCTCCTGGTCGGATTATTGTTATTAATAAGGAAACATATAAGTCTGGTGGAATATATAGTTTTCACTCCAAATTTAAGCCAGAGGAGCAAGATCATCCAGCAAGACCATATTTCGATAGTAAAGATTATTACAAGCCACTCTATTATTGTGATGAACCGTCATGTAATTGGATGGGATTAAGTTATACTAAGAAATGTCCATTTTGTGGAGGAGAAAGTATTCAAGAGAAATATCTTTTAAGGCCATGGGGATTTGCACCTATAGCAGGAAGTAAACAGATGACAGGAGATGAGAATGCTGAATTATCTTACGCAGAGACACCGAGTTATTCAATTACGCCAGCTGAAGATGAAATGGTCAATGTAGTAACATATGATAATCTTAGATATTCAAAACGTTCTGATGACCCGTTGATTATATTGAATAAAGGGCCAAAAGGAAAAGGTTTTATGGTTTGCGAGGATTGTGGAGCAGCGGTGCCGGGGGATGAACCTGCGGCTTTGGATAAAATCAGGAAACCATATAGGCATCCGCATAAAGATTATAATTGTCATCATCCATCATCTCGTAGGGTTAATACCTTTTTAGGTAATCAATTTTTAACAGATATGGTAGTTTATGAAATTTCATTGGATAATGACAAAATCAATGTAGAGCCAAGTGGATTGTGGATTCAGAGAGCAGGTCAAACATTAGCGGAAGCTATGACCTTAGCTGGTGGCAGACTTTTAGATATTGAATTCAATGAAATCAAGAGTGGTTATCGTTTACGTTACAATAAGGAAAAGAAAAAGACATTTGTAGATGTGTTCCTGTTTGATAGTCTTTCAAGTGGTGCAGGTTATTGTTCAGCGTTGGCTGATCGTACAGAAGAATTGATGCAGGAAACTAGAAATGTTCTAAATTCTTGTTCAGCTGAATGTGATAGTGCGTGTCATGAATGTTTGATGCATTATTGGAATCAGCGTGTTCATGGAATTTTGGATCGATTCGCTGCATTGGATTTACTTGATTGGTGTCAGCACTCAAAGCTTCCAGGGAAACTATCGTATGCAAAGCAACATGAGCTCTTGAATCCTCTGAACTTCCTTGGAGCAGAGTATTCTATTGAAGCTGATGGGAAAAAGCATTATATAAGCATAGGCGGGAAAAAGCGTGAGATTATAGCCTACCCAGCAATGTGGAGTACACAGTATATAAGACTTACAACAGATGGTGTAGTAGTTGTATCCGATAAACTTTTGAAATATGCACTTCCAAAGGCTGATTCTGTTATTAGAGAGCAATTTTGAAATGCTGCAAGTGCAATACTCACTAGTGTGTTATGAATAAAAAATAAGCATAATCGTGTCAGCGATTATGCTTATTTTTTATTTTGCGGGATATAGTGTTGTTTGATTACAAATATCAATTATGTCTATTGACAGTGTACATCGGCAAGCGTATACTAATGCATGGTTAACAAAGATTGACTATGAATATTAAACTGATTATAGGGGATTGGCAAGGGGGAATTGTACTTGGCACAGTCAGTGAAGTTGTATTTTCAAGAAGAACATGAGGATGAAATTTATGATGCAATCTGCAGTCGCATCGATGAGCATCCAGAAGAACTTGAAGAACAATTTAGTAAACTGCGTCGCATGGGCGAACTTACCTTGGAAGAAGTCAAGGTAATGAATGTTTACACGGAGTGGAATTCTGAAAATGAGTTACAATTTGAAATTTCCGCGTGTGCTACGGTAGACTGCGATGAGGGGAATCATCATTACGATGACACGCGCAGTACATATAAATGGTATACTGTCAAGGGAACTGGTAGTTTGGACAACCTGTTGGAGGATTTCAGTATTCAAAATGTCGCGCCTTACCTCAAGGGAAAACGCCATTCTGCTCGTGCATTGAAGGATACCTTTGTTCCGGATATCAAAAAGGAGAATCTGGATAATGTTGCAGAATGGGTTCTGACGAGGTACTATCCAGAGGCTCTTAAGCAGCCGATGGCAATAGATACAGATATTCTCCTAAAAAGGATGGGGCTTTTCAAGATAGAGCGCAGGATTTCAAAGGATGCTTCTGTTTTTGGGCGTATATACTTTGAAGATGCTGAATCTGCGTTCTACAATGATGATACAGAAAGACTGGAAACGGTGCCGGTCAAGGCCGGGACAATTATGGTGGACCCTATGGTGTTCTTTTTGAGGAATATGGGGTCTGTCAATAATACCATCATACATGAATGCATTCATTGGTTATTTCATAGGCCGCTGTTTGTGCTTGAAAAGATATCAGATTCTTCCCTTAAGCAAATTGATTGTGCTATTGCCGGCGGCATCCGTGGACGGAAGTGGTCGACAGCAAGGACGATTGAGTGGCAGGCAAATGCACTGACACCAAGGATTCAAATGCCCGCTCGGACATTCCGTAAGAAGGCGAATGCTCTTATTGTGAAGGCATTAAACGATTACGAGACAGATTCGCTGTTGGATGTAATTGAAACAGTAATAGAGCAGTTGGCTGAATTTTTCGAGGTGTCCAAGCTGTCGGCAAAAATACGCATGATAGAACTTGGCTATGAAGTTGCCAGAGGTGCATTCATTTACATTGATGGTAAGTATGTACGGCCTTACGGCTATAAGGCGGGATTCCTGCAAGATAACCAAACATTCTCAATTGGTGTCAAGGATTTTTTACGATTGAGTTTGCAGGATTATGACTTGAGGGAAGATAAGCGTAGTCTTGAATATGTCTATGTAGATTCGCATTTGGTTTATGATAGGCCAAAGTATGTTAACCATACAGATAATGGTGTGGAAATGACACCATATGCATTGTCTCATATGGATGAATGCTGTTTAGTATTCAATTTGGAACTTGACTCGCAAATAGAAGAAGATAGGTATCATTCTATATGCTATTTGAACAGGGATGAGGATAACGGATTGGTGTTCAATCTGGAATTTTCAGCTGGTCTGGACCATGCGGGAAAAATGTCGCAGGACGAAGTAGAACTTAGGGAACTTAATGCGGCATACGATATGCTTGACGAATTGCCAGGTAATTATGCAAAAGCATTAGCTGTGCTTGTTGACAAAAGTGGAATGACTAAGGACGAAATTGCTGATGAGATGTGTGTTTCGCCTAAGACAGTTAATCGCATTTTGAATGGGGAAGCTGGCAGTATAGAGAATTTGGCATATTTTTGCTTGTCTCTGCAGCTTCATCCGGTTCTCAGCGAATATCTGATAGAACGTTCTCCGTGGAATTTTGATATGCGTAACAAGGAACACCGTGCCTTGCGAGAAGTGCTCAGACATTTCTATGGACATAAGATGTCTTATATTCGTGAGCGGATTTCAAAACTAACTGCATAGGGACATTTCGTGTCCTTGAAAATGGCGAAAAAGCGCCCTTTGACGATATGAATTATTGTCGGAGGGCGCTTTTTCCGTGTATTTATACGGGTTGACGGTTGGACACGGGCTGTCCGACACCATGAAACAGTTCTTGCTACAATTGAATTATCGAAAATAAATCATCTGTCAAAGAGGTTGCAACCTAGGCAGGGATACCAGACGGAATTTTCATTTATCACGTTGAAGTGTGAGGTGAAATTTGCCGGGGTAGCCTTCCTTTGTTGCAGCCTTTTTATGCTGGACGGGTATGTGCATCCCTGATGCTGTTTCGTTGGTTTTCCTTGCCTGGGGGCTCCTCGGCAAGGAGGAACAGCATCATGGATATGGTTCGCATTTATGTCAGCAACAAAATCGTCATGGTGGAGAAAAAGCAGTTTAAGCGTTGGCAGCGCAAGTATCACAGATTTTACTACATTAAAGAGCGTGGCCTCTATGTGCCGGTGTCAGAAGATTTCTACAAGCTGATCATGCGTCCGCAGTGGAGTGAGGAAAAAGCTGAACAGCGTAGCTTGGACTGCATCTATAAAGGAACTTCTCAGTGCGATGGCATTTGTGATGGTTGTACTAATCCAGTGTATAGGCAGTATTCGCTGAATCGTATGGAAGAGGATGGTATCAAGGATGTCCCCTGTCACAGGGATTTAGCGAAAGATTACCTTAAAAAGGTGGCAATAGAGGAACTGCATGAAGCTATAGACCAGCTGGATGATGAAGACTATGACCTGCTGGGCGTACTGATTGGTGACGAAACAGAGCGCGATGCTGCTGTTAGAACAGGACGTTCAAAGACAGGCATTCATAAGAGAAAAGTGCGCATCTTAAATTATTTGAAGAAAAAATTGCTCGAAGGGTGACCAAAGGGGGCAAAAATGTCCTCTTTATAGTGAAGGAGGAATGTGAAATGCAAAATTCCAAGTATGCAGCGGCAGTCCTTTTGGTTATCAGCCTCATAGCAAGGAACGCCGCAAGGAAAATTCTGAGGAGGTACCGCAAATGATGAAGCAAGATGAAATGCAAACGCTGGCAAGCGTAGTGGACAGCATGCACAAACTGGCCGAGGGGCTGGAAACGCTGGCGATTTATCTGTTGCGCGATGCTGGCGAACAGCAGGCAGTATCGGACTCAAAGGCGGCAAAAGAAACTGAGCCTGCTCAGCCTAAGGTGACGCTGGAAGAAGTCCGGGCAGTTTTGGCCGAGAAAAGCAGCGCTGGGCATACAGACGAGGTGCGTAAACTCCTGCAGTATTTTGGTGCTGCAAAGCTTTCAGCAGTAGACCCTAAGGATTATGCAGCCCTCAAGGCCAAAGCGGAGGTGCTTTGAGATGGCGGCAAGAGCACATGCAAAATTGTCTCCCTCCGGGGCAGACCGATGGCTTATCCACTGTACACCGTCAGCAAGTCTTGAAACGCAGTTTCCTAACTCTGCTGGGGAGGCGGCAGAAGAAGGAACAGCTGCTCATGCTCTTTGTGAGCACAAGCTGAAGAAGGCACTGAAACGCCGGAGCCGTCGGCCTCACTCGGATTTTGATTCTGATGAGATGGAAGAATGCGCTGATGGTTATGTGGCCTTTGTGCTGGAGCAGATGCAGGAAATACCCAATGCTATGGTGTGCATCGAGCAGCGGCTGGATTTGCAGGAATTCGTGCCGGAGGCGTTTGGTACGGCAGATTGCCTTATTGTAGGTGATGGCATTCTCCACGTCATTGACTTCAAATATGGTCTTGGGGTGCTGGTGGATGCCGAGCACAATCCGCAGATGATGCTTTATGCGCTGGGAGCACTGACCATGTTTGGCAGTCTCTATGATGTAACCGAGGTCAGAATGTCCATCTACCAGCCCCGTCGTGAGAACGTGTCCACCTGGTCTATCGCTGCTGATGAACTTATGACCTGGGCCGAGAAAACGGTAAAGCCCAGAGCACAGATGGCATTTAAGGGTGAAGGCGAGTTTGCGGCAGGTGTTTGGTGTCAGTTCTGCCGGGCGTCTCCCCGTTGCAGGGCAAGAGCCGAAGCCCAGCTGACTGTGGCGCAGGATGAGTTTCGCCTGCCACCACTATTAACAGATGAGGAGATAGCAGACCTGTTGCCTCGACTGCCGGAGCTGGTCAAGTGGGCTAATGCAGTTTCGGCCTATGCCCTTGAGGCAGCAGTCAACCATGGGAAGAAATGGCAGGGTTACAAACTTGTGGCAGGCCGTTCAGTCAGGAAATATGCTGACGAAGAAAAGGTGGTCGAAGCCGCACAGGCAGCAGGTTTTAAGGATATCTTCGAGCACAAGCTCATCACCCTTACCAGTATGGAAAAGCTAATGGGCAAGGCAACATTCAACGAGGTCTTAGGCGGCTTGGTTATTAAGCCGCAAGGCAAGCCTACGCTTGTGCCTGAGAGCGACAAGCGTCCGGCAATAGATGTAGGTTCAGAGTTTACGAATTTGGAGGAAAAAGAAAATGGCTAACAACAGCAAAACTAAGGTTATTACCGGTATCGTTCGTCTCAGCTATGAGCATGTGTGGGAGCCTGCCAGCATCAATGGCGGGGAGCCTAAGTATTCTGCATCGCTCATCATCCCTAAGAGCGACAAGAAGACCGTAAAGGCTATTGAGGAGGCCGTTGAGGCTGCTATCACCGAAGGCATTGGCAAGTTTGGCGGCAAGAAGCCAAACAAAGCTGCACTGAAACTGCCTCTCCGTGATGGGGATACGGAGCGCGAGGATGAGGCATATAAGGATGCCTTCTTCATCAATGCCAATAGCAAAACGGCTCCGCAGATTGTCGACCGTGCCGTGCGTCCTATTCTGGATAGGAACGAGGTTTATAGTGGCTGCTATGTCCGTGCCTCGATTTCCCTTTATGCATTTAACAGCAACGGCAACAAGGGCGTTGCCTGTGGGCTGAATAATCTGCAGAAGGTTAAGGATGGTGAGCCTTTGGGCGGGCATACCAGTGCCACGGATGATTTCACCGCTTTGGACGGTGCAGATGAGGACTTCCTGTCCTAAAAGTAATTAAGTTTTGCAGGGCGGCGGCTTTAGGGTCGCTGCCTTTTGCATAGGAGGCACAAAATGGTTTTAAGCATAGATATTGAAACATTCAGCAGCGTGGATTTATCAAAATCCGGGGTGTATAAATACGCCGCAAGCTCGGATTTTGAAATCCTGCTCTTTGGCTATTCGGTGGATGGCGGTGCTGTTCATGTGGTGGACTTCACCCATGGAGAGAAATTGCCGCAGGAAATTCTGTCGGCGCTGTTGGATGATAAGACCCCAAAGTGGGCATTTAATTGTACCTTTGAGCGTACCTGTATTGCCAGGTTCCTGCAGGATAAGGGCTTGCTGGCAGAGGGGAAGTTTCTAGACCCGGCATCGTGGTATTGTTCTATGGTGTGGTCTGCCTATATGGGACTGCCGCTGTCGCTGAAGTCAGTAGGTGCGGTGCTGGGCTTGGAGCAGCAGAAAATGGCAGAAGGACAAGACCTTATCCGCTACTTTTGTTGTCCCTGCAAGCCGACCAAGACCAATGGTGGCCGCAAACGTAACTTGCCCGCCGATGCCCCAGATAAGTGGGAGCTGTTCAAAAAATACAATTGTCGCGATGTGGAAGTGGAACTTGCCATCAAGGAACGGCTGGCCAAGTTTCCTGTGCCAGACTCAGTTTGGCGGGAATACCATCAGGATCAGGAAATCAATGACTGTGGCATTCTGGTAGATATGGCTTTGGTGCGAAATGCCATAGCTATCAGTCAGAAGTGTACGGAGGAGAATCTTAAACGTGCACAGGCCATCACAGGATTGGAAAATCCAAACTCTCCAATCCAGCTCAAGGAATGGCTGGCAAGTAACGGCATATCCGTGGATTCACTGGCAAAATCAGAGGTGGAACGCCTGCTTAAGGAGACTACGGGGCAGGTACATGAACTGCTTGCCTTGCGGCAGCAACTCTCTAAATCCAGCGTCAAGAAATACACCGCCATGGTCAATGTGGCTGGAGCAGATGACAGGGCACGTGGCCTTTTCCAATTTTACGGAGCCAATCGCAGTGGCAGGTTCGCAGGGCGGCTGGTACAGTTACAAAATCTTGCTCGAAACAGTATGCTAGATTTGGATGAAGCCCGTCAGCTGGTAAGGCGGGGAAACTATGATGCGCTGCATCTTCTGTATGATTCCGTGCCGGATGTGCTCTCCCAGCTTATCCGCACAGCCTTTGTGCCGAAACCAGGTTATAAATTCATTGTGGCCGATTTCTCTGCCATTGAGTGCCGGGTACTGGCATGGCTGGCAGGGGAGCAGTGGGTACTGGATGTTTTTGCCAATAACGGTGATATTTACTGCGCTTGTGCCGAAAAGATGTTTCATGTGCCAGTGGTAAAGCATGGCCAGAACGGTGAACTTCGACAAAAGGGAAAGCAGGCAACTTTGTCCTGTGGCTATGGCGGCTCCGTCGGTGCCTTAAAGGCTATGGGAGCACTGGAGGCTGGCATGAAGGAAGATGAACTTCAGCCATTGGTTGACGCATGGCGGGAGGCCAATCCTAATATCGTGAAGTTTTGGTGGGATGTGGACAGGGCCGCCAAGGAGGCTGTGAAGAAGAAAACCACTACGGAAACTCATGGCATACAGTTTGTCTGCCGGAGTGGCATGCTGTTCATTGAACTGCCGAGCGGCAGGCATTTATCCTATGTGCAGCCACGGATAGGTGAGAATCGGTTCGGTGGCGATTCCGTCACTTATATGGGCAGTGGTGCTGCCAAGAAGTGGGAACGCATCGAGACTTTTGCTGGTAAGCTGGTGGAAAATATCACTCAAGCAGTAGCCAGAGATGTGCTCTGCTATGCCATGCAGACTCTTGGGGATGCGCGAATCGTCATGCACGTCCATGATGAACTGATTATTGAGGCAGAGCAGGAGTCCTCATTGGAGGAAGTCTGCGATAAAATGGGGCGCACACCGCCATGGGCACCGGGGCTGATTCTTCGAGCAGATGGCTATGAGTGCCGGTATTACAAAAAAGACTGAGTTATGCAGGGGCAGAAAAATCTGCTCCTTTTTTTATTTTTGGGTGACCAAGGTGGCCTATTTTGTCCTCTTACCTATGAAGGGGTTGATTTTTTCGCCTCTATATGTAGGAGTTAACAATTCTATCGCCCATAGGGCAGGAGGACAACATTATGATTCAGGTTTTCGAGAACAAAGAGTTCGGCAAGGTGCGTACCATGGCGGTCAACGGTGAGCCGTTTTTCGTGGGCAAGGATGTGGCAGAAATCCTCGGATACGCTGATACCAACAAAGCAATCGCCATGCATGTGGATGAGGAAGATAAACTCAACGACAAAACGGCGTTGAGTTTGGGACAGCGTGGTGGTTGGTTTATCAATGAGTCTGGGCTTTATAGTCTCATCCTTACCAGCAAGCTGCCGAAGGCGAAGGCATTCAAACGTTGGGTAACCTCCGAGGTGCTGCCGTCTATCCGCAAGCATGGTCTTTATGCAGTGGATGAGATTCTGGCAAATCCGGATATTGCCATCAAGGCTTTACAGGAACTCAAGTCCGAGCGTGAAAAGCGCAGGTCGCTGGAAGGAACGGTGGCCGTGCAGAATCAGCAGATTGCCGAAATGCAGCCGAAAGTCAGCTATTACGACCTTATCCTGCAGTGCCCGGATTTGATGCCCATTACAACCATTGCCAAGGATTATGGCTGGTCGGCAAAACGGCTCAATGCCTATTTGCACGAGCAGGGGATTCAGTTCAAGCAGAGTGGCATCTGGCTTTTGTACCAGCAATATGCAGAGCAGGGGTATACCAGCACCAAGACCCATAACTATGCCGGCGAAGATGGCACTCAGCATGCCAAGCCGCATACGTACTGGACGCAGAAAGGCAGACTGTTCCTTTACGATTTTTTGAAGGCGCGTGGCATTCTGCCACTTATCGAACGGGAGGGTTGATATATGTGTATTGAACGCTTTAATTCAGAGGGGTATGTAGACCGCACCGCCCAGTTCGCTTTGGCAAAGGTCGAGGCAGAAGAACGGAAAAATGCATGGCCGGTGGTGTATGTCTGCTCTGCCTATCGCGGCAATGAGCGGGTGAATGTACTGAGAGCAAGGAATTACTGCCGGTTTGTGGTGAGCAAGAAGCGTGTGCCGATAGCACCGCATCTGCTCTTTCCACAGTTTGTCACTGAGGCAACAGAGCGGGGACTAGCAATGAAGATGGACTGCCTGCTTCTGCGCAGATGTGATGAAGTCTGGGCCTTTGGCGAGATTACCGAGGGGATGTCCATGGAAATCGAGATGGCAGCAGATGAGGGCAAGCGGGTGCGGTATTTCACCCGTGATTTGAAGGAGGTAACAAGAGTATGAGGTTTACGTTACATACGGCTGACTGCCGTGGCAATGAGAAGAATGTGTGCTATCCGCATGAATGCCGGATTAGCAGTATGGCAGAATTCCAGTCAGCAGTGGCGGTTGACCATGTTTGTGCTGCATTCCAAGGGGGGAGGCGCAGCGTGGGAAATTTCCAGAGCGCGGATGTGCTGGTGATGGATTGCGATAATGACCATTCAGATGTTTCTGCTGAATGGATAACGCCGGAAAAGCTGGCAGAGTTGTTGCCGGATGTGAGTTATGTACTGGCTCCCAGCCGGCATGATGGGGAAGTAAAGGACGGCAAGTCACCACGCCCCAGGTTCCATGTGTATTTTCCTCATGAACCTATAGAGGAGGCAGGGGAATATGCCGGGCTGAAACGTGCCATTCAGGCAAGGTTTCCCTTTTTTGATGGCAACGCTCTTGATGCGGCGCGGTTCATTTATGGACATCCCTGTGAAAAGGTAGTCTGGCACGAAGGGGAACAGTCGATTGAGCAGCTGGTGCTGGCCTGCCAGACAGAGGGCAGCATACCGCAGGGACAGCGCAACAGCACCCTTTCCCATTTTGCCGGAAAACTGGTGAAACGCTATGGAGCAACGGAACGGGCTCATGAGATTTTTCTTGAGAAAGCCGCCAAGTGTGAGCCGCCTCTGTCCGATGAGGAACTGGACAAGATTTGGCATAGTGCAGAGGGCTTTGCCAGGAGGGTTCAGGAACAGCCGGGATATGTGCCGCCGGAGCAGTATGAACATGTTTCTTTGAAACCTGCTGATTACAGCGACATCGGACAGGCCAAGGTACTGGCCAGGGAATACCGAGATGAACTCAAGTACACGCCCGCCACAGATTATCTTCGCTATGACGGCGTTACCTGGAATGAATCAAGGGCACAGGCCATTGGTGCCATGGAGGAATTCCTGGATTTGCAACTGGCTGATGCTCAGGATGAAGTTAAGGCGGCAGTCAAGGAACTTACAGACTTGGGCGTGGCACAGGAAAAACTGACCAAGGGCGGCAGGACGCTGGAAAAGGAAATCACGGAAGCACAGATGAAGGCATATGCCCGTTATCAGTCGGCTATGAGTTACCTTGCCTTTGTACAGAAACGCCGGGACATGAAGTATGTACTGTCTGCCCTGCAGGCGGCAAAACCTATGCTGGAAATCAAGGTGGATGACCTTGACCATGACGCTTTTCTGCTGAATACACCGAATGGAGCATACGACCTGCGGCTGGGGCTGTTTGGCAGAAAGGAACATTCGCCTTCTGACTATGCTACCAAGGTTACTTCTGTCGCACCAGGGGAGCAGGGGGCGAAGATTTGGCAGGATGCCCTTGGAACATTCTTCTGTGGTGACATCGAACTAATGGATTACGTGCAGCAGATTGTTGGGCTGGCAGCAGTGGGCAAGGTGTATGTGGAGTCTCTCATCATTGCCTATGGTGATGGTCGCAATGGCAAATCCACATTCTGGAACACTATCGCCAGAGTGCTGGGAACGTACAGTGGCAATATCTCAGCGGACACTTTGACCGTTGGCTGCAAGCGTAACGTGAAGCCTGAACTGGCCGAGGCCAAGGGGAAACGTATGCTGATTGCGGCAGAGCTTGACGAGGGTATGCGGCTCAACACATCACTCATCAAGCAGCTTTGTTCCACGGATGCCGTCCAGGCTGAGAAGAAGTACAAAGACCCGTTCCATTTTACGCCGAGCCATACCCTGGTGCTCTACACTAACCATCTGCCGAGGGTAGGTGCCAATGACCCAGGTACTTGGCGGCGGCTGTTGGTAATTCCTTTTGACGCTGTCATTGAAGGGAATAGCGACATCAAGAACTATTCGGATTACCTCTTTGAGGAGGCTGGGCCTGCGGTGCTTGCCTGGGTAGTTGAAGGGGCGCAGAAGGTCATTCAGAGTGGATTCCACCTCTCAAAGCCGTCCTGTGTGGAGAGAGCCATAGATGCCTATCGTGACAATAATGACTGGCTGGGACATTTCCTTGATGACTGTTGCTTGGTGGATAAGAGTTACAAGGAAAAGTCTGGTGAGCTCTATAACGCATATCGGGCCTATGCCGTTAGCACTGGGGAGTATGTGCGTAGCACCACAGACTTTTATTCTGCGTTAGAACTGCGTGGATTCATCAAACGCAAGACAAAGAAAGGAATGGTAGTAGAAGGTCTGATGCTTCTGGAAGGCAGAGAATTCCTGGCCTAAGAGCATTAGGGTGCAGGTCGGTGCAAGTCGTATATAAAACCCCCTTTAGGGCGAAATTTTAGCATAAAAAAGCCATATAGAGAAGTTTATGTATCGACCTTCATCGACCTGCACCCTTAGGCCAGAAATTATACAATGACGTGGCTTGGAGGACATTATGAAAGAAAGAGATATCGAACGCAAACTCGTGGTGGAAACGGTACGGCGCAGAGGTGTGGCATTGAAGTTTGTCAGCCCGGGTTGCATTGGAGTTCCTGACCGCATCGTGATGCTGCCTGATGGCAAGATGGGCTTTGTGGAACTCAAGGCTCCTGGGAAAAAGCCCAGACCGATACAGGTACGCCGCATACAGCAGATGAGAAAAATGGGTTTTAAGGTATTTGTAATTGATGGCGTAGAGCAGATTGGCTCTGTGCTGGATGCGATTGGAGAGTGAGCAAAATGGAACTTAGCCATGTAGACAAAATGATGGCTGGCATTAAGCCCGGTGACAAGATTGATTTCAACAGCTACGGAGCCTGCGATAGCGCAATCAGACTGGGCAGGAGCAGCAGTTCTGCTATTCCTGCCGTTGGCACGGTGTTGAAGGTCTATCCCCGTTATGTGCTGGTAAAGCTGAAGGTGGCAAGGGAATGTGTCCATTGGGACAGCATCAAGAAGGTGAACGGCATCGGCTGGCCGCTTTACAAGAAGGAGATGGCATGATGGACTATTCACCGCATCAGTATCAGGACTTTGCCACTGACTTCATTGTGAAGAATCCGGTCGCAGCCATTTTTCTTGACTGCGGTCTTGGCAAGACGGTAATCACCCTGACCGCGATTGAAGAACTCTTGCATGATAGTTTTGAGGTCAGCAGGGTGCTGATTATTGCCCCCCTTCGGGTAGCAAGAGACACATGGCCGACAGAAATACAGAAGTGGAGTCACCTGTCCAATCTGACCTATGCCGTGGCTGTGGGCAGTACCGCCAAGCGGATAGCTGCCCTTCGGCAGAAGGCCGAGATCACCATCATCAACAGAGAAAATGTGGACTGGCTGGTGAGCCACAACACCTTTGACTTTGACATGGTGGTCATTGACGAGCTGAGTTCCTTCAAGTCCAGACAGGCTCGGAGGTTCAAGGCACTTATGCGGGTACGTCCTATGGTGAAAAGAATTGTGGGGCTGACGGGAACACCAAGTTCCAATGGGCTTATGGACTTGTGGGCAGAGTTTCGCCTGCTGGACATGGGCAAGCGGCTGGGCAGGTTCATTGGTCACTACCGCGATGAGTTCTTCCTGCCGGACAGGCGCAATCAGCAGATAGTCTTTTCTTACAAGCCCAAGGTTGGGGCAGAGGAAGAAATCTATCGGCGGATAAGCGATGTGACCATCTCCATGAAGTCGGCAGATTATCTCAAGCTGCCACCGCTGGTGGTGAGCACCAAGACTGTAGCCATGACGGCAAAGGAGCGCCGCGCCTACGACAGTCTTAAAAAGGACTTGGTGGTGTCCGTGGGCGACACCGAGATTGATGCCGTGAGTGCAGCGGCTCTGTCCAATAAGCTCCTGCAGATGGCTGGCGGTGCTGTCTACGATGGCGAGGGGACGGCTCATGATATCCATGCCAAAAAGCTGGATGCCTTAGAGGACTTGGTGGAGAGTGCTAACGGCAGGCCTGTGCTGGTGGCTTACTGGTTCAAGCATGAAGCCGAACGCATCAAGGAACGTCTGAAGGTCAGGGAGATAAAGACCAGTCAGGACATCGCCGACTGGAACGCAGGGAAGATTCCTGTGGCACTTATCCACCCAGCCTCGGCAGGGCACGGACTGAACCTGCAGGCAGGCGGTTCCATTCTCATTTGGTTCAGTCTGACATGGAGTTTGGAACTCTACCAGCAGACCAACGCCCGGCTCTACCGCCAAGGGCAGAAAGACACCGTCAGCATCATCCACATCATCACCGAAGGCACGATTGATGAGGATGTCATGAAGGCGCTGGAGCGTAAGGACAAGACGCAGACAGCCTTGATTGATGCAGTAAAAGCGAACATGGGAGGAAATCAGAAATGACAGCAAAGGAATATCTGAAGCAGGCATACTGGGCTGACCAGCGGATAAACAGCAAACTGAATCAGCTGGCATCACTTAAGGACATGGCGACAAAGGCCACATCAACCTTGGGAACGGAGCCTGTCAGCGGCACGAGAAATGTTCAGCGGATGGCAGATACCATCGACAACATCATTGCCTTGGAGAATGAAATCAACGATGACATTGACCATCTGGTGGATTTGAAGCGGGATGTCATGAAGACACTCAGCAAGGTGCAGGATACCAACTGCCTGATGCTTTTGGAACACCGGTATCTCAGCTTCAAGTCATGGGAGGAGATTGCGGCAGAGATGCATTACAGCTCCCGTTGGGTACACATCCTGCATTCTAAGGGACTCGCCGCTGTAGAAAAAATCTTGGGAAAAAATAAAGAGTGCACAAAAATTCACTAGAATTCCTACCTCAAAGTGCTAAAATGGTAACATGAAATAAAAAGATGAAAACCTCCAACGGGAGCAATCCCCGAGGAGGTTTTTTAGTGCCCGGAATCGAGGTGAAGCCCATGCCAATGAAACCAAAGCGACCATGCCGATACAGCGGCTGTCCAAAACTGACTGACCATAAGAGCGGCTACTGCGAAGACCATCGCAAGATGATGGAACAGCACTACGAGAAATTTACTCGTGGCTATGACCATCACAAACGCTACGATGAGCGGTGGCGAAGGATTCGGAACAGGTACATCAGCCGCCATCCCTTATGTGAGTTGTGCCAGAGCCACGGCAAGTACAAAGCAGCACAGCTGGTTCATCATATTTTGCCCTTGGCAGATGGCGGCACCCATGATGAGAGCAACCTGCAAAGCCTGTGCATCAGCTGTCATGAGAAGATTCACAAGCGGAGTCGCAGGATTTACTGAGGGGCAGGGGCGGGATGAATCTCTACGTGAGGACGAATGTCCGTCCGGCACTTGCCCTCACGCGAAAAAATCGTTTTTCAAACAGGGGAATAGGCAGGGGGGTACCCGTGAGGCTTATCCCTTGTGCGGACGGGGATAACTGAAAGTTATGGAACCCCATATATCTTTGAAAAACACCGATTTTGTTTGAAAAACGTTTGAAAAAATCAAGAAATCAAACGAGGGAAGGGAGTGATGAGAATGGCCAAAGACGGAACAAATCGCGGCGGTGCCAGAGCAGGTGCCGGGCGTAAGAAGAAAGCTCTCGCCGATAAAATCAACGAAGGCAAGACTGCCAAGGTGGCGGTGCTGCCAACGGCCAATCTTAAAGGCATGGAAATGCCCGCTCCCAAGGAGTACCTCAAAGCACCCCAGAAGAACGGGCAGGAAAATTACGCTGTGGAGATTTACGAAAAGACATGGAACTGGCTGAATGAAAAGGGCTGTGCTGAACTGGTCAGCCCGGAGCTTATCGAGCATTACGCCATGACCGTGTCCCGCTGGATTCAATGTCAGGACGCTATCTCCAATTACGGATTCCTAGCCAAGCATCCAACGACTGGGGCAGCTATCGTATCGCCCTATGTGAACATCAGCTTGCAGTACATGAAACAGGCCAACCAACTGTGGTACCAGATTTATCAGGTGGTCAAGGAAAACTGCGCGGGAGGCTATAGCGGAGCGAATCCGCAGGATGACGTGATGGAGCGTCTGCTCCGTACTAGAATGGGAAAGTAGCAATTAAGACTCTAGCTCATTGAGTAATTCCGCAAGCCTGTTCCTAAGAAAAGTTAATATTTCTCTTCGTTCATTGTAGTATTTATCCTTTTCTTCTTGGCTTTTAAATCTAGGCATATCAGGATTCCAGCTACTGTTATCATCCCATGATAGCCATTCTCCAAAATAATTGTCTATATCCATCAAAAGCCATTTGCAAAATTGGATTTTTGAAACAGGAATAATATATTCTTTTTCTTCAAGAGTATCATATATTTGGCAATAATCATCATGAATATTACAGTGTAAATCAGAGCCTTCTTTATCATTCCAAAGATAGAAATCCTCATTTCCGCTTAATCCTCTGGTAACAGAAAGAAGCCATTCTATCGGGAGGTCACAATTAACATAGCTTAGACGCCAACTATTATCACCAAGGGTTAATCTACTCCAACCACAATGGGGTTTTTCTAACATAACTATAAGCCTCGTTTAAAATCTTGGATTTGGTAGGGCGACCGGTTATGACTCCGGATTTTCAATCGCTCCGCTGTGCTGGAAACTACGCCCTCTTACCGCCCTTATGGCTAATTACACAGCGCATACCATAAGGGGGAATCCATCAAAACCTCATGAGAATATGGTTCGACTGAAAAGTATATAAATCCTGCTTGACGCAGATTAATTATGGGAGGTGTACTTATTGGGAAAAACGACTACAGATATGCAGCTTATTCCTATCGACAAGTTAGTGCCTTATGTGAATAATGCCCGGACGCACAGCAAAGAGCAGATAACCAAGCTACGCTCATCACTGCGGGAGTTCGGCTTTGTGAATCCGGTCATCATCGACAGGGAGTTCAATGTCATAGCCGGACATGGCAGGCTGATGGCAGCAAAGGAAGAGCATATTGCTGAAGTGCCATGTGTGTTTGTGGACTATCTCACAGAAGCACAAAAGAAGGCTTACATCCTCGCCGACAACCGCTATGCCATGGATGCCGGATGGGATGAAGATATGCTCCGTGTCGAGATTGAAGCTTTGCAGGGCATGGACTTTGACTTAGGGCTGACAGGCTTTGATGAAAAGGAACTGGCTGACCTTTTTGAAACCAATGACGATGCCAAACAGGATGATTTCGATGTGGACGAGGAACTGGAAAAGCCGTGTATCTCCAAGCCAGGAGATGTGTGGTATTTAGGCAGGCATCGGGTTATCTGTGGTGATTCTACCTTGCCGGAAACCTACCAGCGTCTGCTCGGTGATGAACAGGTAAATCTGGTATGCACCGACCCGCCATACATGGTGAATCTTGAAAGCACCTCCGGCAAAATCAAGAACGATGACCTCTCCGACAAGGAGGCATACGAATTCCTGACCAAAGCCTTCGGCTGTTTCCATGAAGCCATGGCAAAAGATGCCTCGATATATGTTTTCTACGCTACGGCAAAAGCCCGCATCTTCCATGACGCTTATGAAGATGCGGGCTTTAAAGTTGGGGCAGGGTTGGTTTGGAAGAAGAACCGGCTAGTGCTTACGCGCACCGACTGGAAGTACATCCATGAGCCGATTATCTGGGGCTGGCGCAAGGACGGCAAACACACCTGGTATGGCAATCAGAAGCAGACCACAGTATTTGAATTCGACCGCATCAAAAACTCGAAGGAAGATGGCTGCGGTCATCCGTCCAGCAAGCCGGTTCCCTTGATTGCTTATCTCATCAAGCAATGCACCCAGACAAATGGGCTGGTGCTGGATGGCTTCCTTGGCTCGGCTTCAACGCTTATAGCCTGCGACCAGTTGGGGCGTATCTGTTACGGTGTGGAACTTGAGCCGAAGTTTGTGGATGTTGCGGTGCAGCGTTATGCCGCTGCCCATGATGGAAGTTTTGCAGATGTGTATGTGGAACGGGATGGGGAGAAGATTCCCTATGCCGATGTTCCCAAACCGAAGGAGGACTGACTTATGCGTGTATTTCTGAATCCTGGGCATGCCCCTTGTGGCTGCCCTGACCCCGGTGCCGTCAATAGTGGAACGGGACTTAGAGAATGTGATGTGGCCAAGAATATCGCCGACCTTGTAGAGAAGCATCTCACCAAGGCCGGCGTTTCTGTATCCGGCAATTTGCAGTCGGATGATTTGTATGAGGTGGTCTGTGCCTCGAACAACATTGACGCAGATGTGTTTGTATCAATTCATTGCAATGCCTTTAACGGCGTAGCCTGTGGGACGGAGGTTTGGCATTACCATACCAGCAAATACGGTAAACAGCTTGCTGAGTGCATTCAGCGTCAGATTGTGGATGCGTTGGGCACAGCAGACCGTGGCGTAAAGGGGGCAGTACCGGGCAAAAACGGTCTGTATGTACTCTCGAATACGGATGCCGTAGCGGTGCTGGTAGAGACGGCTTTCATCGATAATGCCGAAGATGAAGTTCTGCTCCGTACAAAGCAGAACGAGTTCGCCCGTGCTATTGCCAGGGGCATCACGGATTTTGAGCAGGAGACATTGAATCAATGACAGAACAGAAAAAACTTACATTGGGCAGTCTCTTTGATGGCAGCGGAGGTTTCCCGTTGGGAGCAATCCTTGCTGGCATTGAACCGAGATGGGCAAGTGAAGTGGAGCCTTTTCCGATTAGGGTGACAACCAAACGGCTGCCTATGGTCAAGCATTACGGAGACATCAATCAGATACACGGCAGCAAGGTCGAGCCGGTGGACATCATCACCTTTGGCTCCCCTTGCACCGATATGAGCATTGCCGGCAAGAGGGCAGGACTGGACGGAAAGCAGTCCTGCCTTTTCTATGAGGCGGTGCGTGTAATCAAAGAAATGAGGGATGCTACAAATGGCAGATATCCAAGATTCATTGTGTGGGAGAACGTCACCGGGGCCTTCTCCAGCAGCGGAGGGAGGGACTTCCAAAGTGTCCTCACGGAAATCGTCCGCATCAAAGAACCACAGGCTCCCCCGGTGCCTATGCCTGAAAAAACTGGCTGGCCTTATGCCGACATTCTCATGGGAGATGGATGGAGCATTGCGTACCGTGTTATGGACGCGCAAGGTTGGGGAGTTCCACAAAGGCGGCGCAGGATCTACCTTGTCGCAGATTTTGCAGGCGGTTGTGCATCCAAAATATTATTTGACACCGAAAGCTTGCTCGGGAATTCTGCATCGTGCTTTAGCTCGTGGCAAGGCTTTGCCGGAAAACTTGCGCCTGGCCTTGGAGCGGCAGGCCAATGCGTAAGCGCAGGATTTTGTACGGAGCATTCAGCCAAGAGCCGCAGCATTGGCTACGAGGAGGAGAAGTCACCGACACTTCGGGCTGGAGTGGTTCCTGCCACCATAACTACTCAACAGGCACAAGTTTATGAAAACCATAGCATGGATTCCAGATACACGGGGCCGCTGGAGGTTGCCCCAACGGTAGCCAGCACCTATGGCACAGGTGGCAACAATCAACCACTCGTTACAAAGTTCTGGGATGGCAGTGAGGTAGCAGGAACAATTACCGCCAGCAATGCTGCAGGACAGCAGCGGATGCCGGATAAAGATAATTTCAACGCTGTGGTCAGTACCGTAGATATACGACTGACTTCTGAGGGAACGAAGAACGCTCGCCACAACATTTACGAAACCAACATCTCCCGCTGCATAGATACATCCGGCAATACTCCGGATGCCAATCAGGGCGGCCTGGCTATCGTTCAGCAGGATGAAGCCTATGCCATGACCACAGGCTGTTACACGCAGGTGGAAAAAGAAAAATCTCCCACGCTGATGTCCAGGGACTACAAAGACCCAACGGCAGTATGCTGCGGGATTGGCAGGGATGCTTTCAATGCCGGAGCCAATGCCAAATTCGCACCATCCTTTGATGAAGAACTGCAACCACCCATGACGGCCAGAGGACCCGGAGCTGTACAGAAAGGTTTCATCGTTCGTAGGCTTACACCTTTGGAATGTTGTCGGCTCCAAGGCTTCCCGGATTGGTGGTGCAGTGACCTTGGTACGGAAAATCCCACAGCGGAAGAAATGCAGTTCTGGCGTGAGGTCTTTGAAACCCACCGCAAGGTGATGGGAACCACCAAGAAGTCAAAGACCGATAACCAAATCCGCAAATGGCTGGCAAATCCCCATACGGATAGTGCCGAGTACAAGATGTGGGGCAATGGAGTAGCACTTCCCTGTGTCTACTATGTAATGATGGGCATTGCCCACTTCGCTAAGGAAAAATGACCAAACAAGACATAAATAACTTGCTATTTCCTACGCTTTACGGGAATATGTGACTACCTGGAGAAAAGGAGGTTTTGAAAATGGAAGTAAAGTACAACGTCAGCGGTAACCGCCGCAAGGAAATGGTGAAGGTAGTCAGCGAGGCTTTGGAAGGCTGGGAAATCAAGTATCTTGGAGCACCAAGTTTTTCCTACCAGGTAGGAGACTTCGAGATAACCAAAGATGGCACCTTGATTTTTGCCGACCGCACGGACAGCAAGATGGTAGAGGATGTTCTTGAAGCCTTGGAACAGGCAGGCTTTCCTTGCGAAGCCCATGAAGATTTGCCGGAGGAAAAGCAATCGATTGAGGAGCAGGAGCCTGCAGAAGACAACCTTTCCGTTAGCTTGCCGAGGGATTCATTCACGGATGCTACCTTGGAAAATCTTGACCACCTGCTGGAGAGCAAGGGCAGTCTTATCAAGAAGGCATTTGGCATCGAAGAAGCGACTTACACACTCACGGAAAGCGACATTACGTTTACTTGGCTGAAGGGAGAAGTAACGCCGGAGAAGGCAAAGGCAACGCAGGACTTCATCAGCAAGCTCTGCGAGATGGCAAAAACGCAGAAACGGGTGACTGCAAAAGCCAAAGCGGTGGACAACGAGAAATACGCCTTCCGCTGTTTCCTCCTGCGGCTTGGGCTGATTGGAGCCGAGTATAAGGAAACGAGGAAAATCCTTATGGCGAACCTTTCGGGCAACGCCAGCTTCAAGTCCGGCAAAAAGAAGGAGGTTGCTGAACATGAGCAAGGGTAACAGGATGGGATTCCCGAGCAGAGAGGAGGTGGAGCGGCTGCGCTCCATCTACCCTCCGGGGCGCATTGTGATGCTGGTGGAAATGCACGATGAACCGCAGGCTCCGCCGGAAGGAACCGTTGGGGAGATAAGGGGCGTGGATGATGCAGGCTCAATTTTGGTCCGTTGGGACAACGGCTCATCCCTGTCCCTTATCCCCTCGTTCGACAAATTCTATCTGCTGAAACATCGACCGGAAGACAATGGAAAATAATCCCCCATGTGCGCTGTGTATACACACTTATTAACTGGATAATCTCTCTCACTAGAGTGATATATACAGTAAGGAAAAACACAGCAGACCACAAGGAAGAAAGGGGATTTCAAAATGAATGCGAATACCGCCAAGCAGATTGAGAACATGAAGAAACAGACCATTGGGGTGGAGGTTGAGATGTACAGCATCAGCCGCCAAAAGGCATCCAAGGTTGCCGCCGACTACTTCGGCACCGGACGCTACGAGTACACGGCAGACCGCAACGGTTACTACACTTGGAGCGCATGGGACGGACAGGGCAGAGAATGGAAATTCCAAAGGGATGTCAGCATCGATGCTGAATCCGGCAACGAACAGACCGAATTGGTAACGCCCATCCTGCACTACGAAGACATCGCCACCTTGCAGGAACTTCTTCGCAACCTTCGCCACGCCGGAGCAAAAAGCAATCCCCGCCACATGTGCGGAGTACACATTCACATCGGCAAAGCCGACCATACGGCACAAACCTTGCGGAATCTTGCCAACATCATGGCAAGCCACGAAAGCCTGCTGATTGCCGCCATGAGGCTTGACCAAAACCGCCTTGGACGCTATTGCCGGACGGTCAGCCGGAACTTCCTCGACCGGCTCAACAAGAAAAAGCCACAAACCATGCAGGCCTTGGCAGACATTTGGTACGAAGGAAACGGCGCAAGCTACGGCAGATATCAGCACTACAACGAAAGCCGGTATCATTGCCTAAACCTTCACGCCACATTCACCAAGGGAACCATCGAGTTTCGGCTTTTCCAATTTGCCAACCCCACGGCAGATAAAAAGGGCGGCATTCACGCAGGCGAACTTAAAAGCTACATTCAGCTTTGCCTTGCCCTTTCCGAAATGGCAAAGGAGGTAAAGACCGCAAGCCCCAAAGAACCACAGCGGGAGAACCCCAAATTTGCGATGCGGACTTGGCTGATGCGCCTTGGATTCATTGGTGAGGAATTCGCAACCGCAAGGGAAATCCTCACAAGGAACCTTGAAGGCGATGCCGCTTTCCGCTTCGGCAGGAATACCCCTTCGGCTTAAAAGCCCCACAAAGCCCACTGACCCGCCACACGGCGGGCTTTGGGTGGTAGAAGGGATGTTCCTTCGGAGGCAGAAAGGAAGGCAAAGAAAATGAAAAACAGGATTTACATTGCCTACGGCAGTAACATGGATTTAGGCCAGATGGCGTTCAGATGCCCAACGGCCAAGCTCTTAGGAACAGGAATCATTGAAGGATGGCGGCTGATGTTCAAGGGGAGCAAGACCGGAGCCTACGCCACCATCGAGAAGGAAAAGGGACAGAAAGTGCCGGTGCTCCTGTGGCAGATTACGGAGGATGATGAGAACAGCCTCGATCACTACGAGGGCTTTCCGACTTTCTACTACAAAAAGACCATTAAGGTTGTGAAAACGGATGAGCATGGCATTCGCTGTGGGATTACCCAAGGGATGGTTTACATCATGCATGAGAACCGCAAGCTGGGGATTCCATCCAGCCACTACCTTGAAACGCTGGACAGGGCTTATCTGAAATTCGGCTTTGACGAGAATATCCTCGGCGATGCCTACGAATACAGCTGGCCTACGGACTGAAATGTATACACAAGAGTTATCCGAAAATCGCTTGATATAAACCTCGTTTAGAGCGAACATACACATACCGAAAGGGAACAACCAGACAAGCGAAGGAGGATGCAACCATGTGGAGCAAAGGCGAAATTGAGATTGAAGGCACCAAGGTTCAGTATTGGGTAAAGCACTACGAGGAAGGTTCAGAATTCGGAATTGACGGCGGCAGAATTTCCAAGCTGGAATGCCGGGCGAATGGCAAAACAATCCTTCACTACGAACGGGGATGGGACATGGAACCGGATACGGAACTTGGCTACCAAGCCTACGCAATTCTGATGGAAAAGTTCAACTGAGATTGGCAACAGCCGGGGACAGCCCTTCGGGGCTGTTCCTCGTGTAAAATAGATTTTGAGAGTCGCTGATGGCGGCTCTTTTTTGTTGGGGGTGATTGATTGCGAAAACTTACTGGCTACAAGCCGACTGAATTTATGGCAGAGGATTCCCATTACGACAAGGGGGCTGCGGACTTTGCCGTGGCCTTCATTGAGAGCTTATGCCACACCAAGGGGACATGGGCGGGAAAGCCATTTGAGCTGATTGACTGGCAGGAACGAATCATTCGTGACCTTTTTGGTATTCTCAAGAAAAACGGCTATCGCCAGTTCAATACAGCCTACGTGGAAATCCCCAAGAAGCAAGGCAAGAGCGAACTGGCGGCGGCTGTGGCGCTTTTGCTTTGTTGTGGTGATGGGGAGGAACGGGCAGAAGTTTATGGTTGCGCGGCTGACCGCCAACAGGCGGGCATCGTTTTCGATGTGGCTGCTGACATGGTGCGGATGTGCCCAGCACTTAACAAGCGGGTGAAAATCCTTGCCTCTCAGAAACGGATGGTTTTCCAACCCACCAACAGTTTCTACCAAGTGCTGTCGGCGGAGGCTTACTCTAAGCACGGCTTCAATATACACGGTGTGGTATTTGATGAACTGCATACCCAGCCCAACAGAAAACTTTTCGATGTCATGACCAAAGGTTCCGGCGATGCCCGAATGCAGCCGCTGTATTTTCTGATCACTACGGCGGGAACGGATACGCAGTCCATCTGCTATGAAACGCATCAGAAGGCCGTGGATATTCTTGAAGGTCGCAAAATTGACCATACCTTCTACCCGGTTATTTATGGAGCCAGAGAGGATGAAGACTGGACAAGTCCAGCGGTTTGGAAAAAAGCCAATCCCTCCCTGGGCATTACCGTTGGCATAGACAAGGTGCAAGCTGCCTGTGATTCAGCCAAGCAGAATCCGGGCGAGGAGAACTCCTTCCGGCAGTTGCGCCTTAACCAATGGGTAAAGCAGTCCATCCGCTGGATGCCGATGCATAAATGGGATGCCTGCGCTTTTCAGGTTTCGGAAGATGAACTGGAAGGACGTGTCTGCTATGGTGGTCTAGACCTTTCCAGTACCACAGACATAACGGCTTTTGTGCTGGTGTTCCCGCCAATGGACGAGAGCGATAAATATGCAGTGCTGCCGTATTTTTGGATTCCCGAGGACAATGTGGATTTGCGTGTGCGCCGTGACCATGTTCCCTATGATGTCTGGCAGCGGCAGGGCAAGCTGGAAACTACCGAAGGCAATGTGGTGCATTATGGTTACATTGAAAAATTCATCGAGCGGCTTGGCGAGCGGTTCAATATCCGGGAGATTGCTTTCGACCGCTGGGGAGCGGTGCAGATGGTGCAGAACCTCGAAGGAATGGGTTTCACCGTTGTCCCCTTCGGTCAAGGTTTCGCCAGCATGAGTCCTCCCACCAAGGAATTGATGAAGCTGGTCTTGGAGCAGAAAATCGCCCACGGTGGGCATCCCGTCCTGCGGTGGAACATGGACAACATCTTCATCCGTACCGACCCTGCCGGAAACATCAAGGCAGACAAAGCAAAAAGCACGGAGAAGATTGACGGGGCGATTGCCCTCATCATGGCTCTTGACCGTGCTATTCGTTGCGGAAATGATGCTGGGGAAAGCGTGTATGACAGCCGTGGATTGATAGTTTTTTAGGCGATTGTATACACAGATAAATGCGAATTATGACTTGCTATTTTCTCCATAAAGAGCGAATATACACATACCGAAAGGGAAAACATAGACGACCGAAAAGGAGGAAAACAAAATGACCAAACAGGAAATCGCCGAGATTATCGAGAGCAAGGGCAACGAGTACGGATTCAAAATGAGGGACATGGGGCCGGCCTGGGCGAGCGAACAGACCAGCGAAAGCAACATCCGCATTGAACTGTTTAAGGAAACCGATTACGACAACACCAGATGGGAAGACCACAGGGTGGCGATAAACCTCAAGGTCACCGGGTGCATTTGCCGGATGGGCGATCGCAGGGGGGCGGAGGAACTTCAGAAAACCGCCGAGGAGATTGCAAGGGGCACCAAGATGGTAGCCGACATTGAGAAGATGAACCTTTCCTACATCGAAACCTTCTAAGCCGAAAACGAACATGGGGCACCGCTCGAAAGGGCGGTGCTTTATCAAAATGTTGACAAAGACAAATCCAAGGAGACGATTGATGGAGTGATTGACTGAGTCATTGAAGTGCGTTTTTCACTCAAATTCCATACAAAACTAATATGGCTATTAGAAAATGGTATATCTTAGATATAGAAATTTTCAACCGACTCCTAACTATACAACTTTCATGAAATTACATTGTTTTTAGGTGTGGGGAGATTAAGTTATTAGATGTCTATTTTTCTCTCAGAAATTTCTATCATAGGAGAATGAAAATTAGGTCTTATTCCGTAATGTGATTTTAATTGAGCTATCAATATTTCATCAATATTTTTTTGTAAATCAAAATAATCCTTTTCTGATATAGAAAATTCGTAAGGAAATGATTTTGTACCTCGTTTTCCATATTCCACAACAATATCAACTGCATATTTCCCGGCTTCCCAAAAAAAGTCGTTTGCTATTTGACTTTTAGCACCTAGATAGTTAGAGGAGTTAGAAAATCGTTTTATTGCTTGATCATAATTTGAATCTGGGGTGATTTCTTGTATTTCACTCGCTAGATTTGCACATAGGCTCCGAATTTTTATGCCAGATGAATCAGAGAAATCACTATATTCTACGAATGCACAAGCAATACTATCCGCTTCAACACGAAATGGATGTGCTACTTCTAATGTTTGAATATAGTTTCCTAACATGTTTTGACTAACAGGGGATATAAGGTATGACCATGTAAGATTTAATTTTTGATCATCTCGTTTACGCGTGACTATTATTTTTAATTTTTTTATAGTTGTTGATTTTCTTTCGGATTCAACTATACCATATATTCGCATATAAGCCCCACTTTGATTGAAAAAAAGATTAGCTTGACTTGTCGAATAATACTTTACTTTTTCAGTTATTATCCATTTTCTCCATATCCACTGTAATAGAGGGATTAGTATTGACAATGCAAGTGCAGTTGTTGAAATAACTGTTGATATAATTTCATATTTTGTCATTTGTTCAATGGCCTCCATCTTGCTTTCCTCACGCTATAAATTCCATATTCATATTCGTAGAATTTCCTCATACTCATCCAGGAGCAACCGCATCAGCAGTTTTATAAACCGTAAAATCAAAGTCAATTGTCTTTATTTCCATATTTCCTCCATGTGTTTTATAAGGAGCGTGATACCTATGAATTTCTTCACAAAACTTTTCCGTTCAAGGGACAAGCCCACCAACATGTATCATTGGAGCGGCTGGCCTTTTGTTTTTGGGAAGTCCGCCAGCGGCAAGAATGTCAACGAATTCACAGCTATGCAGACCACGGCAGTTTATGCTTGTGTCCGCATTTTGGCTGAATCCATCGCCAGCCTGCCACTTCATGTCTATGAATACAAAGGGCAGGGAAAGGAACGTGTGCCACAGCATCCGTTGTACTTCCTGCTCCATGATTCGCCCAATCCTGAAATGACTTCTTTTATATTTCGTGAGACGGCCATGATTCACCTGCTTTTGTGGGGAAATTCCTACTCGCAGATAATCCGAGATGGCATGGGACGAGTGGTGGGGCTGTATCCGCTACTGCCTGACCGCATGAGCGTTGACCGGGATGAGCATGGTGAGATTGTCTACACCTACATGTCCATGAGCGACAGTAATCCTAAAATCAAAGGTGGCAGTCAGATTAAATTGCGGCGGCAGGATGTCCTGCATATTCCGGGGCTGGGCTTTGATGGACTTGTTGGCTATTCGCCTATTGCCATGGCGCGTAACGCTGTGGGTATGACCTTGGCCTGTGAGGAGTACGGCTCGTCCTTCTTCGCCAATGGTGCAAGACCAGGGGGTGTGTTGAAGCATCCCGGAGTTCTCAAAAATCCATCAAAGTTGCGCGAAAGCTGGCAAGCCGTCTATGGCGGTACAGCCAATACGGGTAAGGTAGTAGTGTTGGAGGAGGGCGTGGACTATCAGCAGATTTCCATCCCGCCGGAAGAGGCGCAGTTCCTCGAAACTCGCAAGTTCCAGATTGACGAGATAGCGCGGCTCTACCGTGTGCCACCGCATATGATTGGCGACCTTGAAAAAAGTTCCTTCAATAACATTGAGCAGCAGTCTTTGGAGTTCGTAAAATACACGCTGAATCCGTGGGTAGTGCGCTGGGAACAGTCCTTGCAGAAAGCTCTGCTCAATTCTACTGAGCAGAAAAGGTATTTCATCAAGTTCAATGTGGATGGTTTGCTTCGTGGTGACTATCAAAGTCGTATGGCTGGCTATGCGGTGGGCAGACAGAATGGTTGGCTCTCAGCCAACGATATCCGCGAGATGGAGAATATGAATCCTATCCCGGAAGAGGAAGGTGGCAATCTCTACTTGATTAACGGCAATCTATGTAAGCTCTGTGATGCAGGACTGTTTGGAAATAAAAAAGGCACCGAGAATAAATCGGCGCCTTAAAATTATATGCCCAAAGTCCAATAAAAGCTTTCATCGATGACACGACGATATTCTTTTAATACCGGGCTATAACCCATGGTGTCATTGAAGAATCGCATTTTATAAGCGGACACAAAAGCAACTTCAGCAGCATGAGGAACGAAGGGGTTACCTTCAGCATGGCTGTAATCATGATGAATGTTCCAATCCATCCAGCCATTTTGGCGGAGATATGCCACAGATTTCCGATCCCAATTATAGCGGAAGTAGGCAGTGAAGTTGCCAATGACCTTATATGGGCCACCTACATAGGTTTCATGCTTGCTCCAGTAATCATCGGAAAATTGAACCCGAATGATATTTATGGCAATTTGATAGTTGGGAGGGTTATAGTTTTGAACAACAACGGATGACCTGTCAGCATAAGTGCCAACGCCCATACCACCATCGACACAGACATAATTGCCGTTGTCGAGTGTATCGGGGTACAAACTTCCGGCACTGGCTAACATACATGGGAGTAGCAGAAGCATGGTAAAGAGCCATGCTTTTAGCATTTTTCGCATAGGTATTCTCCTCCTTCGTATATATAGACGATTTGGAATCGGGGGATAAATTCTAGGTTAATAATAAAATGTCCTGCAAAAATGCAGGAGGAGGCTTTAAAAATGAAACGTAAATTTTGGAACTGGGTGCGTGACTCTGATACAGGGGAACGCACCCTTGTGCTTAACGGGCAGATTGCCGAAAATTCATGGTTTGGCGATGAAGTTACGCCAGCCATCTTCCGAGATGAGCTAATGAAGGGCGAGGGCAATATCACAGTCTGGATTAACAGCCCAGGTGGTGATGTGTTCGCGGCGGCGCAAATCTACAACATGCTTATGGACTACAAAGGCAGTGTCACCGTCCGTATTGACGGTCTGGCGGCATCGGCGGCATCCGTGATTGCCATGGCCGGAACCACCGTGGAGATGTCCCCTGTGGGCATGCTGATGATTCACAATCCCAGTACGGCAGTCATTGGCAACACCAAGGAAATGCAGGCGGCAATCCAGATGTTGGACGAGGTGAAGGAATCCATCCTCAATGCCTACGAACTGAAGACTGGTCAGCCCCGTCAAAGCCTGTCCGACCTTATGGATGCGGAAAGCTGGATGAACGCCAAGAAGGCCGTGGAGCTAGGCTTTGCAGACAAGATTCTGTTCGCCAACGAGGATGAGGAAAAGCAGTCTGAGGGTGTTGAAGCCATGCTGTTTTCCCAGCGGGCAGTAACAAACTCCCTCATCGATAAAATCAAGGCGCAGTCGCTGAAATTCGTCAAGGCAACTGTGCCGGACAACCGTGTATCTGCAGACGCTCTCAGGAGCCGTCTTAACTTACTTATTCACTGATTGGAGGAATTATTTATGGCAAATGTTATGGAACTTCGCAAGAAACGGGCACAGCTGTGGGAAGGTGCCAAGGCTTTTCTGGACAGTCACACGGATAAGGACGGCAAGCTTTCTGCCGAAGATGCTGCCGCCTATGACAAGATGGAGGCAGATGTGGTGGCTCTCGGCAAGGACATCGAGCGCATGGAACGTCAGATGGCGATTGATGCAGAACTTGCCAAGCCTACTTCCGAGCCGATTGTCAACAAGCCTGTCGCCAAGGTGCTGGAGAAAACGGGCAGGGCAACAGATGAATACCGCAAGGCTATGATCGCCGCCATCCGCAGCAACTTCCGCAACGTATCCAACGTCCTGCAGGAAGGTGTTGATACCGATGGCGGTTATTTAGTTCCGGAGGAATACGACAGCCGCTTGATTGATGTGCTGAACGAGGAGTGCATTATGCGTAACCTCGGTACGAAAATCACTACCAGCGGTGAGCGCAAAATCAACATCGCCGCCACTAAGCCTGCCGCATCGTGGATTGAGGAAGGCGGTGCTCTCAGCTTTGGAGATGCCACCTTCGACCAGATTATCATGGATGCCTACAAGCTTCATGTGGCGATCAAAGTTACGGAGGAACTTCTGTACGATAGCGCCTTTAATCTGGAGAGTTACATCATTCAGCAGTTCGGCAAGGCTATCGCCAATGCCGAGGAGGATGCCTTCCTCAATGGTGATGGCAACCACAAGCCCACTGGTCTTTTGACCACGGCGCAGACCGGTGTCACCACCAGCGGTGCATCCATCACGGCGGATGACCTTATCGAACTGGTCTACAAGCTCAAGCGTCCGTACCGCAAGAGTGCAGCTTTTATCGTCAATGACCAGACCTTGGCGGCAATCCGTAAGCTGAAGGATGCCAACCAGGCATATATGTGGCAGCCCTCCTATCAGATGGGCGAGCCTGACCGTCTGTTGGGCTATCCGATTCACACTACACCTTTTATGCCTACGGCAGAGGCGGGGAAGACGGCGCTGGTGTTCGGTGATTACAGCTACTACAACATCGGTGACCGTGGCTCCCGTTCCATTCAGGAACTGCGTGAACTGTTTGCCGGAAACGGCATGATTGCCTTTGTTATGAAGGAACGTGTGGACGGCAAGTTGGTACTGCCGGAGGCCGTGCAGATGCTGAAAATCAAAGGTGCTGCTGGCAAGGGCTGATATGGATTGTTTTAGGGAGATGCCTTGATGGTGTCTCCCTGTTTTTATGGGAGTGATGGCTTATGATTGTTTCCTTGCCCAAAGTAAAAGAATATCTCCGTATTGACACGGATGCCGAAGATAAAATCGTCCGCAAACTCCTGCGGGCGGCAGAGCGTTTATGCATGGATGTGGCAAGGCTTGATGAGGACGAATTCAAAGCCTGCGGAGCTATAGCCAAGACGGCAGTGCTCTATACGGTCGGCTATCTTTATGAACACCGGGATGATGCTGACCATAAAAAACTTACCATAACACTCCGTTCCCTGCTGATGGGGATTCGCCGGGAGGGCTTCTGATGTATGTATCTCTGAACGAACTTAAGCAGCGGATAACGATTCTGCGTCCTGTTACCGAGCAGGATGCAGAGGGCAATCTGGTGGAGCATGACAGGACAGAAGTGGCAACGGTCTGGGCAAAAGTTCTGCCTTATGCCGCCAAAATCTCCGATGGCTACGCTGAAGAAGTCAAAGAGGTGGACTACCGCATAGCAATTCGCTATCGAACAGACATCAAGGTGACGGATATTATCCGCTGGCAAGGTAAGACGCTCCAGCAGACGGCTCCGCCATATGGCAAGGACGGCAAGCATCAGTGGCTTATTCTGGAATGCAGGGAGCTGGTGGAAGATGAGTAAAGGCTGGGTCAATACGCAGAAGCTTTTGGAAGAAATGGGCGAAGGGGTATTGGAGGCAGGCAAGAAAGCTCTCGCCGAAGGTGCAGAGATGGTGGTGCAGGAAGCCAAGAACCGCTGTCCTGTTTATAAGGGCAGTGACCATCGCGTAGTACCGGGGGCACTTCGGGATTCCATCCGGGCTGTTAAGAAGAAAGGCGGTGCGGAGTATAAAATCACTGCCGATGCCGAAACGCAGGACGGGCTGAAATATGGCAGACTGGTAGAGTTCAGCCCGCGCATCAACAAGCCTTTTATGTATCCAGCTATGGATGCCCAGCGTGATGCGGTGAAGGATAGAATCGTGGAAGCGGTCAAGGCAGCAGTGAGGAGGTCTAAATGAGTATTGCGGAAACGGTATATCGTGGCCTTATGGCAGACAGGCGCTTAACCAGTCAGCTTCATCGAGACTGTCGTGGCAGATGTATCTATCATGGTCGCAGTCCGGATGCCGGGAGTTATCCCATATTGGTTTACTCGGTTATTTCGGATGTCCCTGCTATCTCGGCAGATGGGGAAGAACTGGAACGTCGGGTGACGGTGCGCATTCATGTGCTGACCAAAGATGGCGTAGCGGACAGCATCACCGACCGGGTGAATGCTGTCATGCGTTCCCTCGGTTTTGTTCGCGCCCAGTCGTTGGAGCTGGCTGAGCGCAATTTTTTTGTAAACGTAATCGACTATAGGATTGGAGTGGAAAGCTAATGGCAGAACCAAAGAATACGGCAACTCTTGCCAGCAACCTTATGAGTGGGCAGTTCATCAACGTACAGAAACTGCATATTGCAAAAATGCTGACGGATGAACCAAATGGCACGGCTACTTATGAAACGCCTATAAACTTAGGGCGTATTCTTCGCAAGGTGGATATCAAGCCCAAGACCAGTCAGGCAGAACTGTATGCCGATGGACAGAGTATTGACAGCGTGACGGGAACGGCCTCTTACGATTTGACCTTCGATACGGCAGCTCTGCCGTTGGAGTACATTGCTTATCTCTTCGGTCACAAGATGGAAAATGGTGTAATGGTTGCTGGCAAAGACGATGTGGCTCCTTTCTTCGCCGTCATGTTTCAGTCGGACAAGCGCAACGGAAAAAAACGCTATACCAAATTTTACAAGGTACAATTCACTGAGCCTTCGGAAACTGGCAGCACCAAGGAAGAAAATATTGCTTACGCAACGCCGACTATCACCGCCAAGGCCATCTACCGTCTGTCGGACGGACTCTCCTATACCAAGGCCGATGAGGAGTCTGGTTTTACGGAGGCAGCTGACTGGTATGCAAGTGTCTGAGGAGGGCTGAGAGATGGATAAACCTAAGATTGTCATAGATGGCAAAACTTATACACCTAACTCACCCAAGATGAAGGTCTGGCGTGAATTCTTGGCCTTCTTCGATGAGGACAAGCAGGATATGGCTTTGGAGGAATACCTCGACCGCAATGTTGACCTCATTGTGCTGGCCTTCGGTCAAAAGGTAATCACCAAAGAATCTATAGATGAGAATATGGAAGTTGCAGACATTGTGCCGTTGGTGCGTGAAATCTTCCTGTGGCTGCAGTCGCTGACCTTCTCGAAGTTGGTGAAAATCCCAAACGGGGAAACGGAGCCGGTGACATCAAGCTGACTCCGTACCAGACACTTTTAAGATACTACGAGCGATTGCAGTCAGCTTACGGCTGGACAGTACAAGAGGTGGATGAAACGGATGCAGGTATACTGCTCGACCAATTGCTGGTGACCGCTTTGGTCAGAGATAAGGGGTGTCAGAAATTTATTGAGGATGTGATGTAATGGCCAAGGGGCAGAAAATAGACGAACTGTATATTTCACTGGGCTTGGACATTGCCCGTCTGCAGCTGGATTTCGACACGGCAGGAAGAACGGTCAGCCAGACCATGGCACGGCTTAACAGTGAGAGCAAACAGCTCACATTGAAAACGGACATCGACCTCACCAAGCTGGAAGGAGCCGGCAAGGAACTCGACCAACTGAAAATCAAGTACCAGGCTATCAATCAGCAGTTGGACATTCAGCGACAGAAGGAACAAATCCTTGCAACTGTGGTAAAAGATGCTCACAAGACCAGTGGCGAGGATAGCGGTCTTACCCGGCAGGCCGAAACCAATCTCCTGAAACAGCAGAAAGCCATCGCCCAGATGGAAGCTGAAATGCGCAGGTTGAATATACAGATTAAGGCAGCAGGAGGTAATGCCACTACATTTGGTCAGCGGATGTCAGCCAGTATTGGGCAGGCCAAGGCAGGGCTGGGTAGTCTTTCCAGCGGTTTTAATCTGCTCAGTGCCAAGATGGCAGCAGTACTTGCCATTGCTACTACGGGAGCTGGGCTGTTCAATATTACCCAAAGTGCCATGGAAAGTGGCGAAAGTCTCTATAAACTCACCCAAAGACTGCATACATCAAGTGCCGAAGCGGCAAAGCTGAACCGTGTATTTGCTATGGTGGGGGTGAATGTCCAATCCATCACGCCACTAATGGCAAGGCTGGACAAACAGATACTCTCGGCAGGTGAGAATGGCAACTCGACTACGCAGGCATTGACCAGATTTGGCGTATCGCTGACGGATGGCAGTGGTGCTTTGAAGTCTATGAGCGATCAGCTGGGGGAACTTGCCAGGGGCTATCGTACGGCGGCAGATGCTGGCGAAGAAGAAGCCTATGTGGCCGAAGTGCTGGGCGCAAGAGGAGCAGGGCTTGTTCCTGTCCTTGAGCAGTACACCGAACTGATGGAAATCTCCTCCCATATCAAGACCACGGGACTTTTAGACCCAGAACAGGCACATAAGACCTACCTTAAGTGGAAGGAAATGGAGATGGAGACAGGTCAGCTGAAAACCGCCTTCGGTGCAGCCCTGCTTCCAGTAGCTGAAGAATTGATGCCGGATATCATTGAAGGCTTCAAGGGGCTTATTGATTCCATCCGTACCAACAAGGACGATATCAAGGAACTGGCGGTTACAGTCGGTGAGTTTGCCAAGACTTCCATGGATTTGTTGGGGGGCGTGGCAGACGCCTTAGAGTCCATCGGCATCAATGCCAAAACCACGCAGGAGGCACTCAGCAATGTTGGAACCTATGCTCGTCATGGCGGTGTAGGCACAACGGTACAGGGAGCATTGCTGGGGGCTGGCGTGGGTTTTATGGTCGGCGGACCGGTTGGTGCCGGCATTGGCGCAGGTGTGGGTGCGCTGGGTACCTATGAACTTGCCACGCACACCGACAAGTTCAAGGAATGGCAAGCCGAGGATGAAGCTCTCAAGGAAGAAAAGAAAGCTGCCCGTGAAGCCGAAGAAGCCATCCGCAAGAACAGTGAAGCCAAAAGGGAAAATGCCCGCGCCTCAAGACAGGCTGCACTTGCGGCAGAGAAAATGAGTCAGGCTAATGCTGAACTGAAGGATGCCATGGCAAATCTTAGCCGTAGCGACCTGGAAAAATCACTGGCGGGTATCAACAAGGAAATAGAGAAGTTTCAGCAGGCAGGAGCAAGTCAAACGCTCATTGACGAATACAAAGTCGCCAAACAGGCTCAGATTTATGAAGACTTTCAGCACAATGTCGTAGATAAGACGCAGGAAATCTATCGCTCGGATTTAGCCAATCAGCTGGCCAATATAGACCGTGAAGCCGAAGCCTATCGGAAGAAGGGCTTGGACGAGGTCAGTGCAACTCAGTGGGCTGCAGCCAGCAAGGCAAAAGTTCGTCAGCAGTTTGAAAATGAAGTGGCTTCCCGTATAGATTCCATCTGGCAGGACAGTCTCCGCAACAGGCTGGATGAAATCGAGCGGGAGAAAAAGGCCTGGCAACAAAAAGGCGTAGATGAGGTCAAGGCAACTCAGTGGGCAGAAAAAGCCAAGGCCGATGCCAAACGGGATGCCGCTCTGGAAACCTTGCGCTCACAGAAAGAAGAACTTGAGGCATTCCGGCAGGGTGGCAAGATTGGGCTGTTAAAGAAACTTCGTGAAGAAGCCGGGCTGACCGCAGAAGATTTACGTTTTACACCGGCAGAACTGGAAAAATTTCAGGCGGCAAGAAAAGAAGCAGCAGATAATCTTCTGCCACAGTTTGCTGTCAATCCTCACTGGGAGCAGGATGTAGGACGGCAGGATATGGCAGACACTCTGGCACAAATTCGCGCCAGCTTTCAGGGAACACCAGAACAACTGGCAATGCTTGATGGTATCAGCATAACCGCTGAAAGTGCGGACCGGCTGGCAGGTGCCATCAGCGACAATATGGCAGGGGCAATGGAACGGTTCAATCAGCCCCAAACCATGGGGGAAGGAAATCAAACCATCAACCATGCACCAACTGTAAATGTCTCGGTGAACATCGACACTGCTGTAACTCAGGACAGCGAAAGCATGAGCCGTCTTGCTGATCAGGTGGCAGATAGAATAACGCCTGCTGTGGAGCAGGCATTGGGGAGTGGTGAACTTGCATATTGAGATTGACGGACATCGCTCGTTATCTGTGGAGGGCTGGAAAGTCCTGCCGGATGATCGCCAACAGACAATGGAAGTCCTCGGTGGCACGGTGGTGCAGGACTTTGGTCATCTGGAGAGCGGTGACAAGTACAGCTGTACGGCAGACTTTATGCTATCAGACTGGCAGGCAATAAAGAAGTTATGGAATGACCGCACCCTCGTAAGTGTCAAGGATGAGGCAGGCATTATCCATACGAAGCTGCGTGTGGTGGTGAAGGGCTACAGCTATGTCAGCCACTTCCCACGCTGCTATAAAGTGAATCTGGAATTTTGGAGGGTTTAACAAATGGCAAATCAGTTGCATATCTATACGAACAATCCCACGGCAGGAAAGACAGACGGTACGGAGGCTTCAAGTGGTACGGGACTTATTCCCATATCCGTTACTCTCGATGCCAGCAAGGCAGAATCGGCGGCGGTGAAATGTGCTGTTCGCTGTGATGATGGCTATAAGATTGATGGTGGGGTGACGGTCAGCTTGAAAGGCACGAGTTCAGCCAAGTGGAAATTGGCAAAAGACGGTGATTTTGTCGATAGTAAAGCGGCTTTAGATGGTGCAATCTGGCAGGATAAAATCGTCCTTGCGGATGTAGCGGATGACAATGTTATCTTCTGGGCAAAGGGCATGAGTTCGGAGGACGAGCCTCCGCAGAAGGATACCAGCGTCAGCATCGAGGCTGTGGGGAAGGTTGTGGTGGCATAAGGGGGGAGACTGATGAGATACATGAATCCGGGCTATGTATCCTGGTTGGAGAGAAATACTGCATTGGCTGTACAGGAAGAAACGGGCAATCCTTATGCCAAGGCTTCTTTTTATGTAACGAAGGAAAAGACATGCGTTTACCGTCTGAATCTGGAGAAGGAACTGTACATCAAAGCCTCGCTTTGGCTTTACAGTACTTCAAGCACCTACACGAGCTGCTATATCGGTGCAGGGACAGGATATTTTTCAGGGGTGGTTTTCAACAAACGTGATTCTGACAAATGGAAGGCCGGGTATGCTAACAGTGCTTGGAACATAGGCTGCAATGTAGTCAGGGAGGCTGAAGTAAAAGACAACGCTCTCAACGAAATCCTGCTCCACTTTGATGGAGAAAAAATTGAAGCCTTTGTCAATGGCACCTGCGTCCTTGATAGAAGTTGGACGAACAAAGACATAGATTTGGTCATCTTTTCAGACGAAGGTAAGGGACATTGGTCGAATTTGATTATATCTGACGAGCCGATAGACATCCGTGAACACGTTATCGAACTTCCTGTAACGTTGGCAGATGTGACCATGGCAGAACAGGAGGACGGCGGATACTCGTCAAACAAGGCAGGGCAGATTTTGCAGTATGTTCTGGATGCGGAAACGCTTATAAAGAAATATGGTGAGGATTCACTGGTTACGGGTATCGGCTTTCAGGCAGAAAAGGCATATAGGAATGGTGATTTGCTGACCAGACTCGAAGAATATCTGCAAGCAGAAGATGGCACGGAGCAGAATATTGGCAGCATGTCACTGCCTACAACTGACGGCCAGGTCATTTTGGGGTTGTCGGCAGAGGATATTACGTTGGCAGATATGGCAGATAAAAAGCTGGGGTACAGGTCATCATGAGCATTGAAATAAAAGGTTTGCATCCTGTTGCCACAGCCATAATTGCAGGCAGCATAGCGTTTAAGCCACAGAAAATACTTGTCGGTATTATACAGCCAGAACACATAGTTACTGCCACGGCAGATACGGAAAGGAAACTGGCTGCTGAGGATAAAGCACAAGCTGACGGCAAGCGAAATGTCATCAGAAATAATTGTGTCATGGCAGACACAATGCGCTGGGAATGCAGCTATGAAACGGCTGTTGCTGAAATGTGCCGCTGTCTTGGTGTATCGGTTCATGGAGTAGCGGATTCATCAAGAGAGATGGTGTGTACCAATGAGGTGATGGCAGATACCTGTCGGCAGGTCACTTCTGCTCTGCAGGGAGCAAGTGTCAATACGCTTCGTGAAATCTATGCTGATGAGCAGATTGTGGCGGGGGCTGTTCGGATTCTGTCAAGGGAGAATTCTCTGGCGGCAGATGTAGTGCGAAATTTGCAGGCAACACAGGCAGGAATGGCAAAAGCTGCGCGGTATGTTTCCAAGACTGAATCTGCCACGCAAAACTTCACAAGACAGGTGGTAAAGTCTGAAACGGCCATTGCCACGACCGAGCGCATAGTAAATTCGCCGTTACAGGCAGCAACCGCAGATACAGCAAGGCGGGTTGCTTTCATATCCAAAGCAGAAGCCATGACCGAGCGCGATTTGTCCAAATGGGAAGTTGCCCATGGAGATACAGTTTCAATCTTGCCGTACCATTTTGCCATAGATGCCAATAAGGGTACTGGTGGCGATGGTATAGACGATATTCCGCAACAGAATATTTCCGGTATCCAGTCGGTAACGCTCGCTCTCAACGAACGGACACTTGCTGATACCTTCCAAATGATGACGGCAAGTCCGTTGGATATTGAAGCGGCTGTGCAGGGCAGAATTTTGGACTTTGCCTGCGATTTTCAGGTTGAGGAAACCAGCCAGCAGGGCATCTTGCAGACAGTAAAAGGGATGTACCCCTTAGACCGTCTGCTCTATATGCCCATCAATATTGAGGTAGTGGAGGCTAACTGCTCCTACTATGCCCGCAAAATCGCTGATGCCTTGGGACTGTCACTGGATTTACGGATTGAAGATTTCACTCCCTCGCAGGATTACAGTTTGTCGGGCATGACCTATCAGGACTTCATCTCATCACTCTTTTCCTGGACGAGCAGATTACCACAAAGACAGATTAATGTGTTCATTCGTGGCGGAATGCTGCATATTATTCAGCGTGGCCATGAGGATCAGGTGACAGACATTACAGCATGGCCACACACGATGCCGACCATTAACCGCAAACTCATCCGTTCGGTTTGGGACAGCGCCACCACGGAAAGCTGGGACAGAGCAAGGAGCGATAAGGATTATGAGCCGCAGCCCTTCACTGGCACCATCGGCATTGAGGGAATTACCCGTCACTATCTTAACGGGCTACTTACGGAGGAAGAAACAAATGGCAGCATTACAGAATATTCCTATGATGATCAGTACCTTACGGAAAAGCGGACGCATAACCCGGACGGCTCTACGGTGCAGACCACATATACATACGCCAAGACGGCTAATGACATTTACCTTTTCAAAGAAACGGAGAAAACCACGGACGCAACACAAAAAGAGGGTGAAACGTCCCATGACCGCAACGATTGGACGGACTGGCTCAACGAGAATTTCTCCACGAGGATAACCTACCATGCGCCAATCGGCTACGGCTGGTATTCCACAACGGTGTATGAAGATGGAGAGTTTCAGGGAAGTTCCATCTCGCAGGGCAAGCCCGGAGGCAAATCCAGTCAGTTTACCATCAACGAGTGGAACCGGAGTCTGGGGAGCGACTATGATTTTGATGATGACGAAGATGACAAATTCAAGGGACAGGCGCTTTTCGATACGGAATTTCCCGTGACAGGAGATGATTTCCTACGGGAGCTTACCCATGAGATTGAGTGGCTGAACCGTAAGCGGCAGGAAGAAGTCAGTCTGGATATCGTAAGCCCGGTAATAAAAGGGCATGCAACGATACGGCATATTCTGGATTTTACGGAACGCATCAGGCTGGACGATAAGGAGTATTTTCTGGTGAGCAATCAGGTGAAGCTCACAACCAGAAGTCTGCGACAGAGCATTAGACTGGTGAGGTGGTACGGATGAACGGGGTAGATGGTCTGGCAAGAGCAGTCAGAAGAGTGGCCAATTCCCATAAAGGCATGGGGCAGGCGCAGAGGGGCATTATCCAAGGAGATAAAGTGTGCATCGGTAACCGAGCCTATCCCTTTACGGCGGCAGTGGAATGTCATACGGAAACGGGGAGTGCCGTTTGGGTGCAGCTGACGAAAACTGGTCGCGCTGTTATCGTAGGAGCGTGATGAAATGCAGCGGGCAATAGTAACAGCGGTGAACGGCAGCCGCATTTGCGCCAATGGTAGGTGGCTGACAGCAATAGGCAACAAATCATTTCATCCCGGTGATGTTGTCTGGACAGACGGCAGATGTATCTATGGTAACAGTTTTGAGGCTGGGGGGGCTGCTCCTATTATCAGCCCTAGTGAGTCCTATGTACCGCTTCTAATGTGGGACGGCACAAGAGCGGTTTATCATAAGGGAAAGATAACAAAGTATGCGAAAGGACAGCAACATACGCTGATGGCGAGCCGTGGGAGTTCATTTACATTTGCCGATGGCAAGATTCTGGATTTGCATTTGGATGAGCAAGGTAATCAATATGCATTACAAGGGGGTGAATATAGGTATCATGACATTGGCGATGGCGAGAGCTTCGAAGACCAGCTCGGTCAGCCTGGCGTTGCAATAAATGGGCAGATGGAATATTCCATAGACCTGAGTGGTTACAGCAACTTTTGCTATGATTACGCTTACGAGGAGGCAACCGTCATTGAAACGCCTCTTTCAGGTGTAGACGATGTAATAAACAAGGTATATTTGAACTCGTGTACTTTAGTCAACGGCTGGTATGAATCAGAAGATTCCTATTGCTATCTATTGGACTGTTATGCGAAAGGATTTCATATTGATGCTATAAATTACCGGGGAGAAGGAGAAGCTGACTGGGGATTCTTTATTGACTTTGATTCTTACCTGTGGGTGATGGTGACCCCCAAGAGCATTCAGCCGTTGTGGGCAATGACGATAAGGGAGGTTGATGAGGACAATGAAATCCATATCGAGCGTTCCAGATACCGGATTTATGCAGGCATTTTTACATTGCCACTCCCGGACGGATATTACATCGAAGGTACTAAGGCGGTGCCGGAGAATATAGACGCACAATCTTATTGGCAGGATAAGTTTTTAGGTAAGCTGTATTCACCGCAAAAGACTCTGATTTGTGAGTCGCATTTTTTTATGAATAAGCCGATAAGGCTGGGGCGAGTAAAAAATGGGGTGTGGTTGATGACATCAGGTGAGGAGCTTTATCTCTTGAAGGGGGGCAAGCAGAAGCTGTTATCAGGCGATGTGCGTAACAGCCGTTTACATCCTATGAAAAATAAAGCGAAATGGATAAAGGGGGATTGACCATGGATGTATTTTTAGATGTTAGATGCTGGGCAGCAGGAGCTGGTGCTGCCTTGGGGGAGTATCTCGGCAGTTTTGACAGTCTGCTCTATGCATTGGTGGCTTTTATCGTGACTGATTATGTCACGGGGGTGCTTTGTGCCATAGTGGAGAAACGGCTGTCAAGTTCCGTGGGGTTCAATGGCATCTGTCAGAAGGTCTTCATCATGGCCTTGGTTGGCGTGGCCAACGTGCTGGATGTCCATATGGTTGGTGGAGGCTGTGTCATGCGCACGGCTGTAATATTCTTCTACTGTGCCAATGAGGGCATCTCCATAGTGGAGAATGCAGCTCGGATTGGTCTGCCGGTGCCAGAAAAGCTGACGGAAGTTATGAAGCAGTTGAAGAACAAGTGAATATTGAAATGAAGCATGCCCGGTGGGAGAAGTCCTGCCGGGCTATTTTTGTGGGGTTGATTTTTTCGCCTTAATATAGGGGCTGAAGTGTTTGCTGAAAATCGTGGCTTCTGTCCTTCCAAGGGTAAGAAACAGATTTTTCGGCAAAATGCCACATTCTTCTCTTTTAGAAAGTAGGAGAGGATGGTGACCAGAATCAGGCATTTTGTCCTCTTAGTATTGAGGGAGGTCGAAGTTTATGACAGATAAAGAAAAAGAAGAAATAGCCCATCTCCGTAGGAGCGGCATGGGCTATGGCAAGATAGCAGAGTTTATGTCATTGTCCATCAGCACGGTCAAATCCTACTGCATCAGAAATAAGCTGACGGCAGGTGGCGGTCAGATGGTCTGCTTAGAGTGTGGTAAGCCTATTATACAGCCACCAGAGCAGAAGGGGAAAAAATTCTGCTCCGATGCCTGCCGCATCAAATGGTGGAACCACCATACCTGGCTGATGAAGGCCAACAATGTCTGTGCTCACTGTGGTAAGCCCTTCCACGGCAGGAAGGACAGAAAGTACTGCTCCCATGCCTGCTATATCGCAGAAAGGTTTGGTGAAGCTCATGTCTCATGAATTGGTGATGAAGGAAGCAAAGTATCAGTCTGCCATGCGTATGTTCCGGGAGATGCTGGAAACGGGCATCATTACAAGGGAGAATTATGCTGAGGCAGAACGGCTTATGCGGGAAAAATATAAGCCAGTCGTTGGTACATTGTTCTCGGACATGGCGTTGACTTAATGCTGCCGTAGAGTGATATATAGTAGGGAAAGGAGGGCACGGCCATGAAGAAGATAGAGCGGATAGAGCCACAAATTCCGCAGATTAAGCGAAAGAAGCGTGTAGCGGCCTATGCCCGTGTTTCAGCCGAATCAGACAGACTGGATCACTCGTTGTCAGCACAGGTAAGTTACTACAGCCATTTGATACAGAAAAATCCGGAGTGGGAATATGCCGGAGTTTATGCCGATAGCTTCATATCGGGCACCAGCATCGAAAAGCGCTCTGAGTTTCAACAGATGATAGCAGACTGTGAGGCAGGGAAGATAAACCTCATCCTTACTAAGTCCATAAGCCGTTTTGCACGCAACACGGTTGACCTGTTATCAACGGTACGGCACCTCAAAGTCATCGGCGTGGAAGTAAGATTCGAGAAAGAGAATATCAGCTCCACAAGCTCATCCGGCGAAATCATGTTGTCTATTTTGGCAAGTTTTGCTCAAGAGGAGAGCATCAACATTTCCAACAATGTGAAATGGGGCGTAAGAAAGCGTTTCGAGCAGGGAATTCCGCACGGACACTTCCAGGTTTATGGCTACCGCTGGGAAGGTAATCAATTGGTTATTGTTCCTGATGAAGCTGCTGTGGTAAAACGAATTTTTCAAAATTTCCTTGACGGTAAATCAAGATGGGAAACAAAAAAGGAATTTGCTGCTGAAGGAATTACCACTAGAGCGGGTAATAAATGGGTAGATTACACCATCAAGCAGGTGCTTACGAATATAATCTACACAGGCACTTTGATGATGCAAAAATATTATGCCGAAAATCCTTTGAGTCATAAACTGGTGAAAAATGCTGGGGAACTGCCAAAGTACATTGTTGATAATCATCATGAAGCTATTATAGACAAAGAAACATTTTGCTATGTTCAGCAGGAAATGGCTCGCCGTAAGGCACTGGGGCCTTTAGCCAATAAGAGCATAAATAAATCCTGCTTTACGACGAAAATAAAATGTCCCGTATGTGGATGTAATTACGAACGTCATACACGTAAGGAAGGTAAGAGCAGAGCCTATTGGGTGTGCGGCTCTATACATAAGAAGGGGATAAAATGTTCGGTTGGTGGAAGCATAAATCATGAAGGGTTAAAAAGGGTCTGTGCAAAAGTCCTTGGCTTGGATGAATTTGACGAAAAAACATTTACAGAAAGAGTAGAAATGCTAATGGTTCCCAGTAGAAATATTATCGAGTTCCATATGAAAGACGGCTCGATAATAACAGAAAGTTGTCCGAATACAGGGCGAAAAGATCGTTGGACAGATGAGGAACGGGCGAGGTTTTCCGAGTGGCGAAAGAATCATCCTGAAGGTAAAGGAGCAACAATATTTACGGGGAAAATCAAATGTATAAAATGTGGTTGCAACTTTAAGAAACGTACAAGGCCTAGCCAATTGTTACCTGAAGGAAAGGCATTATATTGGTGCTGTAGCGAAAAAACGAAATGTGACACCATAGGACTGCGGGAAGATTTGCTGAAGCCGTTTATAGCAGAAGTCCTTAGCATACCGGAATTTGATGAGTTGATATTTAAACAGGAAATTGAGCGGATTGAAGTGATTTCAGCTACTGAGTTGGCCTTTGTGTTTTATAACGGTAAACGGATAGAACGCACGTGGAAGATTCCTAAAAGGGTTGGTAAGCCTTGGACTGATGAGCAGAGGGCTAAGATTATGGCGTCCTGCAAAACCAGGTATACGCCAGAAGTTCGAAAACGTATGGGCGAAAGCATTAGAAGAGCCTATGCAAGGAAGAGGGCAGAGAAATGGCAAAAACAGTAACAACCATTCCGGCGACCATAAGTAAATTCACCGCAGCTCCGATAGATAGCAAGGCTAAGCGGAAGGTGGCGGGTTATGCTCGTGTCAGCACTGACCACGAAGATCAGGTATCCAGCTACGCCGCCCAGGTAGACTACTACACCAGGTATATCAAGGAGCGGGAAGACTGGGAATTTGCGGGAATGTATACGGATGAAGGTGTAACCGGGACTTCTACCAGAAAGCGTGAGGGCTTTACCAAAATGATAAAAGATGCCCTTGATGGAAAAATTCAGCTTATCATCACAAAATCAGTAAGTCGCTTTGCCAGAAATACGGTAGATTGCCTCACAACCATAAGGAAACTGAAGGCCAGCGGGGTTGAGGTGTATTTCGAGAAAGAGGGCATCTGGACATTGGATTCGGCTGGCGAACTACTCCTAACCGTGCTCTCGTCAATCAGTCAAGAGGAGGCCAGAAGCATATCGGAGAACACCACATGGGGGCATCGGAAACGGTTCGCCGATGGCAAGGTCAGCATCCCATTCAAAAGGTTTCTGGGATATGACCGAGGGGAAGATGGCAATCTAGTTATAAACCCCAAGCAGGCCGAGGTGGTAAAGCTCATCTACAAGCTGTTTCTTACAGGTTTATCCTATCTCGCCATATGCAGAGAATTGATGAATCGAGGGATTAAGTCTCCAACGGGGAAGGATAAATGGCATGCGAGTTCCGTGCAAAGTATCCTTACCAATGAGAAGATGAAGGGAGATGCTTTGCTCCAGAAGCAATTTACGGTAGATTTTCTTACCAAGAAGCATAAAAAGAATGAGGGGGAAGTTCCACAGTACTATGTGACAGGCAATCATGAGGCCATCATTCCGCCAGCTACCTTTGAATTGGTGCAGGCTGAGATTGAGCGGCGTAGGGCTGGCAAGCGTTACAGCGGTGTGACCATATTCTCACACCGGATTAAGTGCGGGGAATGCGGTCACTGGTACGGCTCCAAGGTATGGCACAGTAACGACAAGTACCGGCGGGTGGTCTACCAGTGCAATCATAAGTTTGCAGGTGCAAAGAAATGCTCTACGCCCCATCTGGTGGAAGATGAGATAAAGACGGTCTTCATCAAAGCTGTGAGCAAGTTGCTGAAGGGGAAGGCGGATATGCTGGAAAACATCCGGCTGGTGCAGGAAAAGATATGCACTACGGAGGCGCTGGAGGTCGAGCGCAAACGGCTCATGGGTGAGCTGCAGGTGCTCTCGGATATGGTGCAGAACTGCATCAATGAAAATGCCCGCATAGCCCAAAATCAGACTGATTACCAACAACGCTACAACGAACTGGTCAGTCGGTATGATGCCACAAAAGCTAGGTATGATGAGGTGGAAAAGTTCATCAAGGCGCGAAGGCTCAAGGCTGAAAGGCTGGACAACTTTGCTAAAGCAATCAAAGCACAGGATTCGGTGGTGACGGAATTTGATGAAGGCTTGTGGGGGACGTTGGTAGATTTCATGACGGTGTATGGCAAGGATGACATTGGCGTTACCTTCAAGGACGGGACGGAAATACGAATAAGCTAAGAATTGGCACGGGTTAAAAGCTCGTGCCTTTTTCTTTTGCAGTTTAGAAATTTTTTTCGGAAGAGGTACTTGACTTGAAGTTCACTCAAGGGTATAGACTTACAGACATCAGCTGAACGAAAGATGTTTATCAGATAAAGTAAGGAGCAATTTC